GCAGATGGAAATTTAATATAGCTTATGTGCTACTGTAGCTCAGCTGGTAGAGCAACTGATTCGTAATCAGTAGGTCGCAAGTTCAAACCTTGTCAGTAGCTCCATTGAAAAACCGCCTAGGAATGGTATTTCTGGGCGTTTTCTTTTACACAAAAATCAATCAGTAGGTAGCGTTTTGGTTGCAATGTGGTTCAACTTTTTTCGACGCTCACGGGCAAAGCAGAGCAAGATACGGCAAGAATGTCTTCACGATTGCAGTTTTCCATATTAAAAACTTTCTCTACAAGTGATGGCATTTGGCTGTCATAGCCGGGAATAGCGTGACCATAGAGGTTTAATGTATGGCTCGGGCGAGAGTGTCCCAGACGCTTTGCTACTTCCAGTATAGGCACACCTGCGGCAAGCAGCATCGACGCATGAGTGTGGCGCAGACAATGAAATTTCCTGTAGGGGATTCCTGCTCTCTTTAATATCCGCTTCCACGTCTTGTCGATATTGGTAGTTAAACACGGGTTGCCTTTGGCGTTTCTGATGATTTCCCCGTCTTTAAGTGCATATGCTGCTTGATAAAGCTCTGCCATTATGTTCTTCGGCAAAGGAATCCGTCTGTATCCTGCTTTTGTCTTTGGCGGTTGAAGCTTTGCTACACCATTAACCTCTACTAGGCTCTTGTTGATTTTTATAGCGTCTCCGTCTAAATCCTGTGGCGTTAGGGCCAATATTTCTCCCATCCGACAGCCAGACGCGATTGCAACGGAAATAAGCAGATGATGCCTGCGAAGCCTTGCGTCGCTGTCGATGGTTTCCATAATTATATTCAGCTCTTCGGGAGAGAAAATCTCTACTTCTTTCGGCTCAGGCTTGAGCACTTCTACCCCAGCCATGAAGTCTTTTTCTATCAACCCTGTTGCAATGGCTTTTTTCGATGCACGACAAAGCAGTTTTACCAATCTGTCTTTCATGCCGTCTGTCATGTCTGCGTTGTTGATATATGACTGGACTGCAATGGGTGAAAGTTTTTGCAGCTCTACGTCTGCCAATGTTTCATTAATATGCGCAGCGGTATTAGCGTAGTTCAAGAAGGTCTTTTCTCTCACTTTAGATTTAGCGAATACGCTGAGATACTGCAAAATCCATGTCCCTAGTGTCATGTCGCTTTTCGCAACATAATTACCCTTGATGTATTTCGCTGCCATGCTCAAGCGCCAAGCGTTTGCTTCCACTTCCGTGTCGAACCTTTTGTGCGTTCTGTGACCTTGCGGGTCAGCGACGGAAGCGTGCCATTTGCCTCTGTTTGTTTCGTAATATATAGAGCCTTCTCGATATTTTGTCATAATTTTTTTCTCCTTTCTGACAAAAACCGCGCTCAAACCCCCTTGTTACTTACTCTATGGTTCTGTTAAAATATAAGTGTGAAGTTCATTCGGCATATCTCCATTTGGAGTCACAATCCCTTCTTTCTTTATTTATAGTGTTTGCAAAAAGGCCTCCGTACACCGGAGGCCTTTTTGTTTTTAATCTTTATTTATTACCCCACGGAAAAGGTTTGCCGTATATAGTATTATCGTAAATAGCTCGTAAAATATAGCTTATCTGAGAACGATATTCGCTATAATCTATCGGATGCCATTGTTCGGACGGAGCGTCCATTGACGTTGTTTTGCCATCGGGTTGAATGGTAACAATCCTTCTTGGATATTCTAATCCACAGCAAAGGTCTTCTGTTGCATAAACTCTTATTTTTAAGCCTGTTTTCTGGCTATAAACCATAGTCCAAAAATTTATTAACTCGTGCTCGGTTTTGAAACACTTTATATATTGCATGTTTAAGTAGTAAGCGCCTTCTGGGTTATCATAAATCGGGAACCATTGTCCCCCGTTATAGGCTGCAAATGAAATGTTGCAAAAAGAAAGCAGGACAACTATCCCAAGCATAATCTTTTTCATCACAAACATCCTCCTTATGGCCGACAAACTTTGCATGGAACCATGCCATAATTGATAGCTTCGTCTCGACTGCCAAAATAAACGCGATTAGATTCCCACATCTTGCGCTCCCACTGGCAGCCTTGGTAATGAAATTTATAGCTTTTTAAGTTACCAACGTAGACATTGGCTAACACTGGAGCGGTAAGCGCAAGTATCGAGAAAAACAATGTAAGTATTAATGCTAATTTCTTCATAAACTTACTCCATCTATATGTTATTCTTTGTAATTAGGATTTTTGCAGAAAACAAAAATTAAGCCCCACATTACAAATAAGAATAGTAAAAAAGCTACAACTCCATCGAAACAAGAGTATATCCCAAACATTGAAAACACTATCGCTAGTAACAGGATAATACTTTTCACTCGAATTCCCTCCCACACAGTCTGCAACCGTCTCGAAATCGAGACGGTTGCACTCGTTTTGAACTTCTATGACAGCGACACGAGCGCAACGGCTTGATTTATACGCTTCTTCATAGCAGTTCACTTCAAACAGCTAAAAAGCATTGACCGTTCTCCGCCATGGAGCGCGGTCTTTTTTTATTGCGGATTGTCATTATTTGGCTTTTGCTCACGTCGGCTACCGTCGGCGGAGTAGACAGTCAAAAAGGGCGCGTCTCCTCGACCAACAGTAGCCTTAGAATACCTATGGCTATATCCTTTGAGCGCGGGGATAATTCACAAAATAATTCGTGAGCAATAGCCTTTTGTTGCAGTTCGTCAGCCGTCATTTTATTCGCCTCCTTCGTTCTGGATTTTATGGAGCTGCTGCTCTATCATATCTTGAACATCAATGCCTTGTGCCTTGAGGCTTTGGGACATGATTAGGTAAGCAACAGACATAAGCTGATTTTTAGACTGTTCGTCAAGGCTATCGTAAACACCAAGGAGCTTCTCATGGTCGCTTCTTACGGCAGGTTTTTCAGAAATAAAATTTTCAATGTTTGTTTTGCAAGGCGAGCCATCAAGTAAGTAGTCAATGGAAACATTAAATAATTTAGCGAGCTTCGCAATAGACTCACTGTCAATTTTTGTTTTTCCGTTTTCCCAATAGGAATAGGTGTTTTGATTTACGCCTACATACGTTGCAACTTCCCTTTGTGTCAAGCCGCTGGCCTTTCTTACTTCCTTTAAACGCATTACAGTTACACCTCCCTAAATTCTCAATTTCAAACCCCACTATATTATCAATATAATTGATAATCGAGAAAAAATCAAGAAGTGAAAAAATCTTTGATAAAATCTTGATAAAACGCTTGACTTATCAATGACAGTGATATATAATATCAATACAGTTGATAAACTGCTGATGGGAAATTGATAAATGGGGGTGAATTCGACAGTGAACATCAAAAAAGCTAGAGAAAAAGTTGGGTTAACCCAACAAGAACTAGCTAATGAATTAGGCGTTGTCCAATCTACCGTTGCAATGTGGGAAACTCAAAATTCTTTGCCCCGAGCTGATAAATTGCCAGCGCTGGCCAAGGTTCTTGGCTGTACTATTGACGAGCTACTAGATGTTCCAGAAAAGGGAGTTGTACAGTGTGATAGACAATAAATTTTCTATGATACTCGGAGCGAAGCGGCTAAAGATAACCGACGTAGCAAAAAACACTGGAATATCCAGAACAACGCTCACTAATTTATACTACGACCGCAACGCAGCTATATCACTGGACACACTAGATAGGTTGTGCAACTACTTGCAGTGCGGTATAGGAGACTTGTTTGAATACAAGCAAAATGACGAGCTGCTGAAAGGAGAGGAGTAAATGGAGCAATTAGAAAGTTACATCCAATACTGTTTGGACGAGAAATTTATGTCAGATAACGACAAAGAAAAAATCGCTCAACGAATCAAGGAGATTTGCAAGCAACTTGATGGGTTGAGCGAAGGCGAAATGGAACTGGTGAAAAATGTAATTGAAAAATTGAAAACAGGTTACTGTTTTTTCAAGATTTCTGACTGAGATATAAACTGCTCTATTTTGCCACAAGCGAATTGATAGTGCTCTAAATATTCTTCCACGCTGGTGTGCTTAGAAAACCTAGAGCGCAGATAATCCATAGTCATTTCGTGAACTTGTTGTTCTTTATCAAAAATAATCACCTCGGTTCTGTAATTAATATTATAGCACAGAGGGTTAAGAAAGAAGGTAATGCGATGAATGAATTAAAAATTTTCGAGAATCCTGCGTTCGGCAAGGTTCGAGTAGTAGAGCAAGGCGGAGAGCCATGGTTTGTAGGTAACGAGGTTGCGAGAATCCTCGGGTATAGCCAAGCCGCAAAAGCCGTTAGAGAGCATGTTAAAGATAATCATAAAGGGGTGTCTGAAATGGACACCCCCGGTGGAAGGCAAAAAATTATCATTATCGACGAAGCTGGCCTGTACGGTTTAGTGATGCGCTCCAAACTTCCGCAAGCCGAAGAGTTTCAAGAGTGGGTGACAGCGGAAGTTCTGCCCGCTATCCGCAAGACTGGCGGCTACATCGCTGGCAGTGAGAAGATGAGCGATGCGGAGCTGATGGCGAAAGCAGTGCTCGTGGCGCAAGCTACCATTAAAGAGCGCGATGCACGTATCAAGGAGTTGGAGAGCGACACGCAGCGCATGAAGCCGAAGGAAATCTTTGCTGATGCAGTTTCTGCGAGCGACCAAACAATCTTGATTGGTGATTTAGCAAAGCTCATCAGGCAGAATGGTCACGACATAGGCCAGAAGCGCATGTTTGAGTGGCTGCGTAACAACGGCTACTTGATTAAACGCCAAGGTGCTGATTATAACAGCCCGACGCAGAGAGCTATGGAGTTAGGCCTGTTCCGCATCAAGGAAACGGCGGTTACACATAGCGATGGCCACGTAACCGTCAGCAAAACGGTCAAGGTGACTGGCAAAGGCCAAGCTTATTTCGTCAATAAACTGCTGGGAGCAAAAGGAGCGTGAGCTTAATGGAACTCATGGGAATCAAAGAGTTTTCCGAGAGCCGCAATATAAGCGACAAGATGCTGCGGGAGCTTATTAAGCAAGGCAAAGTCTCTGCCGGAAGATATGGCAGAAAGTGGTTTCTGGTAGCGGACGTTGTTGACCAACAACTGAAAGAAATGTTCGCACCAACTGCAAAGCAGGACAAGGTGCAGAACATAAGGAAAGGGCGCTATCAGAGCGCACTTAAAGCGCTATTGGATTGAAGGGGTGGGGAGACATGAAAACGCTGCTTAAAATTGCAGTTGTCGGCATCTTGGCGCTGCTGATTAGCGGATTCGATACCGACTATCTTGCGGACAGAGAGAAGCCGATGTGTCGCAAGATTTGCCATACAGTGCAAAGCGGCGAAACGCTTTGGGGGATTGGCGAAAGGTATTACGATGGCAGCAAGCCGTTCGCCGAGTTCATGCACGAGCTGAGCAAAAGTAACGGTTTCGGTATCGGCAAGCGACAGCATTTGCAGGTTGGTGAAACAATCATCGTAAAGGTTGAGGACGTTAAATGAGAGCAAGGCAAAATCATGTATGCCGAGAGAATTACGTTAAAGCCCGTTCTCACAGTTTTCAACCGGAAGCGGCTGCCATCCACAAGTCAAGCAGTAACATCCAGTTTCGAGAGAACTGGTATGCGCTATATATATCCATAATCAAAAGCATGAGCATTAACAGCGCATTGGATTTTATGGATATGAAGCCACAATACAAGAAGGTTCCGAGACCTCCGCGTCCCAAAGTACCTTCGTTGAGTGACATTGAGTGTGAATCATATTATTTCCTTAATGTCGTATGTGGCATACGCCAGTGCGATTTGAGTTTACTCATGGACGTTCCGGCAGCAATAATCTCCAATAGAGTTTGCCACTGCCGAAAAAACTATAAAAAATCTAAGGAGGAACAAAAGAATGAAAGAAACTAACGAATTAGTCATCCATGCCGCTCTTGTTGACGGCAAGCATCTGGAAATTAAGGTTAATGTGGAAGTAGGAAACGAGGATTTGGCGAAAGTCTTTGCTGGCCTCGTATTCACAGTAGCACAAGGAATGAAGCAAAGTCTTATGGAGAATGGGCTTGATTCCGAAGATGCTAACGATGCAACTTGGGGACTGCTCGATGCAGCGTTTGCAACTGCGAAATATGACAAGGGGTTCGCAAGGATGATGAACCATGAACACGAAGCCGAGAAGTCTAAAGACGAAGGCATTGCAGTTATCGCCATTGGAAAAGGCGAGCCTGTTCCAGAGGATTGGCCCGAAGGTCTGAAACGAATCATTGAAGCTATCCGTTCGGACGCGGAGGATGACGAAGAATGAGTGATAAAAAAGAAACAATTTTTAAAGTGACCAGTGAAAGAGATGGCTTTACTGTGAATTTCAATCACAAGGTAAGCAAGTTTGATGTACTCATCGGCCTGACCGCGCTTGTGAACGTAATGATTACGGTTCTCGTTGATTATGGCATCAAATATGAAAATGTCGAAGAACTTATACGCAAAGCCTTAGATGCTGGCTTTGAAACTTACGCTGATGACATCAGAGGCGAGAAGGAGAGGGTGGAATGAGCACGACTATGCTTATGACCGCAGCCGAGATACAGGCAGAGGGCGGCAGAGAGAAGTGGTTAGAGCTACGCACCACAGGCATTGGTGGTAGCGACGCTGGCATTATTGTAGGCGTTAATACCTACAAGTCAAAGTTTCAGCTTTGGCAAGAGAAAACAAGCCAGACCGTAGCATCCGAGATTAACCTTTCAGATGAAGTCAAGGAACGCATGGAGTGGGGCAACCGCTTGGAAGAACCGTTGGCTCAATGGTTTCAAGACAAGACAGGCAAGAAACTCCGCCGCTGTGGCATGGTTCGCAGTGATGAGCACCCGTTTATGATTGCTGACGTTGACCGTTTGGTTGTAGGCGAGAACTCTATCGTAGAGATTAAGACCACGGCGGGTTACAACTACGACGAATGGGCCGACGATAAGGTGCCGCCTTCTTATCTAGTGCAAGCCTTGCACTATATGGCGGTAGGCAACTACGACAAGTGCTACTTTGTCTGCCTCTGTGGCGGGCAGAGAGCTGTTATCCGTGAGTTTGAGCGTGATGACGATGAAATCAGCGCCCTTATCGAAGCGGAGAAGGACTTTTGGGAGAACTACGTTGTCCCTCATAAAATTCCAGATGTAGATTATACCGATAGCTGTACCAAGGCTATCGAGAAAATGTATCCGGGTGGAGACAAAGAAGTTATGCAGATGAGCGGTGAGTGGGAGAAGCAATGCGAGCAAATCAAAGAGCTTGAAGCCCAGATTACCGAAATCAAAAAGGTGATTGACGAAAAGAAAAACAAGCTCCGCTTGGAGCTTGGCAATTCAGAGAAGGGCGAGTGTGGCGACTACATCGTCAGCTACGGCATCCATAGCCGTGCTGTATGGGACAACAAAGCTTTTGCCGAGGATTATCCCGAGCTGTCTCAAAAATACCGTCGGCAGACGCAGTACCGTATGCTGACAGTAAACCTTACAAGACAAGCTAAAAAGCGTAGAGCTAAAGAAGTGGAGGATGAATAACAATGGTTAGTGCTAAAGGTTTGATTACAAAACAAAAGGAACAGGCTGTACAGTCAGCTCCTAAGGCTGGCGTAGCACTCTTGGATGCAATGTTCAAGCAGGACAGCGTACAAGCTAGATTCCAGCGTATGCTTGGTAAGAATACGGCTAGCTTTATTAGTTCCGTAATTACCGCGGTATCTCAAAGCAAGGCCTTACAGAACGTGGATATGCGTACTGTTCTGAGTGCAGCATCCATTGCGGCGAGCCTTAACTTGTCACTGTCCCTCAGGAGAGCTTGGATTGTGCCCTACAAGGGCATAGCACAGTTCCAAATGGGATATTTAGGATATGTAGAGTTGGCACAACGCAGTGGCTTATACAGGTTTATCGCCGTCAACACTGTCCACAAAGGCGAACTGGTCAAGTGGAACAGGTTCACCGAAGAGATTGTCTACGGCGAGGCGGAAAGCGACGTTGCCATCGGGTACAGTGCTTCCTTTGAACTGCTGAATGGCTTCCGCAAGGTTGTTTATTGGACTAAGGACGCTGTTATCAAACACGCCAAGAGATTCAGTAAGAGTTACAATTCTCCTTCTAGCCCTTGGCAAACCGATTTCGACGCCATGGCGATGAAAACCGTCTTGGCTTATACATTGTCTCACTGGGGGCCGCTGTCTATTGAAATACAGCAGGCAATACTGGAGGATACGGATGTTCGTGAAAAGCCTTTAGACCTTTCCAAAGACAGCAGCGTCGAAACCATTGAAGCAGAGGATGCCTCTGAGACGCGCGTAGTCGACACTGAGAGCGGCGAAATTCTTCAAGACGAGGAATTCACCGCAGAGGACATTGAAGCCGCTGTAGAAGGCGAATAAGCCTTTTATAACTCTGGTCTGAGCGGGCAAGCTGAAAGCTCCGGCTATCCGTTAGCCGCTCCTTGGGTTTAGCTGCAAGCTCGCTCGGATTCAGACTATAGATTTAGGAGGATGCAAATGATTGACACAACTTACAACGAAACTCCCAAGCTTACATGGGGCGATATTATTACTGTCTGCGGCGCTGCTGTAGTTGATGCTAAAAACGATGGCAGAATCACAGAAGACGAAGCCGAGAAAGTTTTTGATGTTCTGTCGGCTGCGATTGATGTAATGCGTGACCATAAAAGAGCTGCCGAACTTTTGAAACTCATGCAAGAAGTTGGCATGGATTACGAAAGTATCATGAGTAAAACTTTAGCAAAACGAATGGAGGTATAAAACATGAAAGACGAAAAAATGCATCTCGTGTTGCACCCTGACTTCTTTAAACAGCTTAAAGTCAAAAAAATGTTGAGACTCCCTTATGGAGATAAATATCTCGTTATTTACATCAAGATGATGCTCTTGGCGGGTAAGAATGATGGTTATCTCAAATACGACTGCAAACAGGAAGAGTTTGTTGAATACCTCTCCTTAGACCTCGACGAGTCGACGAACATGGTAGCGGAGGTGCTGACGTTCCTCCTGACTAACGAGTTGGCAGAGACTCACGGGAAGACTGCTTACCTTAACGGAGCAACCTACATAGGAGATAACATCTGTTCTAAGGAGACAGAGAATAAACAATAATAAGGAGGTGGCTGTTTTGGGTAAAAGATACTGGTGGCTTAAATTGCAGGAAGATTTCTTCCGCCAAGTTGAAATAAAGAAACTGCGCAAGATTGCTGGCGGCGATACTTACACGGTCATTTATCTCAAAATGATGTTGTTGTCGTTGAAAAACGAAGGGCATATAGCCTACGACTGTCCGGAGAGTGAGTTCATAGAGAGCTTGGCTTTGGATATCGACGAGGACGAAGAGAATGTGTCGGTCACGGTGGCGTTCTTGCGCAAACACAATCTGCTGGTAGAGTCCGAATTCGAGAGCGACGTTTCTCTTCCGAAAGCAGCAGAGGCGATTGGCTCCGAAACCGCAGTAGCAGAGCGGGTTAGAAAGCATCGCGAGAAGATGAAAGCGTTACAATGTAACACCGCTGTAACAGACATGAAACAACTCGGTAACGTAGATATAGATATAGATATAGAGAAAGATAATAATAAAAATAACAATAACAATTCTACTACCGTAGTTAATTATAAAAACGCTGGGGTTGTTGTTGGTGTTGTCAGCAAGCCGTTTGAGTTTTGGAATAAAAACATGGGGCTGATGACAGAATACATCTCCGAGAAAATCCAAGACATGATTGCCGACTACGGTGAGGTCGTAGTGTTGGAGGCAATGCAGCGCTCGCTAGAGCAAGGCAAGCGCACATTGGCGTATGTCGAGGGATGTTGCAAGAACATCCACAGTGGCGCTGACAAGCCGAAGAAAGAAGAGTTGTTGTTTTAGGGAGGGATAGGCATGGAGAGACAAGACGTGATTGAGCTGTTCGGATACTGGAAGTCAGCAGGACTTAAACCGCCCGTGTCGGCTTCAAGTGTGGAAGGACAGGAGAGCATGGTGAGAACATTTCTTGACCAGTACAGGGATTTGACTGGCGAACAGGTACAGTACCTTCGCAACGCTCTCTGCCGCTTGCAGTATTGGCCGAGGTTCTACGATGTTGATGACGCGCTTGCGAACTATCGCAGAGAGCGTGATGCCGAGCAGAAGAAACCAATCACACAGGCTTCTCCTGCTGGCCTCCGCAAAAGCGCAAAGCTCTGGGCGTGGACGAAGTGGAAGCTTCGCCAGCACAGAGACATAATGCCATATATGCCGACGCATAACGAGATTTTGCTCTACGGGCAAAAGATGGGGTTGAACAGGAACGAAATTGTCAGCAACTACAGGCTCCTGCAAGTCATACTGAACGACGCTAACTACTGTACGGCGGTTGGCGAAGAGGACATTGGCTACAAGGTCTACGTCAATCCCGACCGCGAGGTGTGCTTCTCGGTGACAACGGCCAAGGGGTTTGAACCAAACAGAATGATTCAAGTAGACCATGACCCTTTGATTGCCAACCCTAAATTAGCAAATCTTCTCTGACGAGCGGAAATGCCGCTAGATTTAATTTTAGGGAGCAGCAGGTATAAAGTTACCAACAGCATACCTAGAAACAAATCTAGCCCATATTCCGTTTGCGAGAGCGGCATATACAATTCAAGGAGTGAACGAAGTGGAAGTCGAGAATGTGATGTTTAACAGCAAAAACAGACCGTACTGCATTAAGTGCGGCAACGAAATCAAAAAACTTGTACACGCTTACACGGTACACGAAAAGCGTGGGAATCTGTACGTTATGAGGTGCGGATGCTGCGGAGCAACAATGCTCGGCAGAGACAACGGTTACTACGACAAAAACCGCGAAAAATAATTTTAATAAAATTTATTAAAATTGAAAAAGCGGATGAAAATAGAGAGAAAAAACAGGGAGGCAAACATGGAAAGAGCTGCTACAGGTGTTAGAGATGTTCATGGTGACATGATTTACACCGACGACATTCTGAAAATCAAAGGACAGTACACAGGGGAAATCTTTAGGCAGCATGAACGCTGGTTGGTGGCGGTGGAAACTTTGAGGTTCATGTTTCCGGTGACTATACTGCCGCTCACAACAGCAGTTGATATTTATAAGGCTGAGAGAAAGAAGGTGGAACAATGACCGAGGAACGCTTAAATCTTAAAGACAGGTTCGCTATAGACGGCAAGGAGTATATCTTGTCGACAGTCGCCTTGCCAATAAGCGACGAGATTACCAATATGCTGCTTCCGATTGCACCGTTTGAAACAATGCTTTTCGGTATTGATGAAAACGGCCGTATAAATTGGATTGACCTTTACTGTGAACGATATTATTGGGCAGAAGATGCGGAAGCAAGACATAAAGAACTGGTCGAAAAGGCCAGAAACGGTGTGAAGTTTTGGGAGGAAGAATGATGACTAAACTGATTCGCCAAGTCCTCAATTGCATGGTTGGAATTATTATGATTATCCTTATTGCTGGCATACCTGTTGTGATAGGCATAGCTGCGCTGGTGACACTGTGGAGGTGGCTTGGGATATGAACAGCCGCAAAAGGCAGAAGCGGAAATACTATCTGTATTGCTTAAAGAAAGCGTACAGAGAAATGCAAGTGTTGATTAAGGAGTGGTGTGAACGATGAAAAAATATATTGTTTCCGGCAAAGTAACAGCTTTTATATCAGTAGAATTAGAAGCAGAAAACAAAAAAGAAGCCATTAAAAAGGCTTACAAAGAGTGTTCTGGACCTATGGATTTTGTCGGCAATGGTGGATACGACAAATTAATTGGAGTATGCGATACAGATAATGCCAACGTTAGTATTGCATGCGATGATGAAGTTGAATACACGGATGTTGAAGAAATTGACTAAAGGGAGGGAGAGGAATGACTGAACTAACGAAGAAGCGCAAAGAGTGGCGCATGAGTCGTCGCTGCGCAGGAGTGGCGCGCCGCAGCTACATGTTGGGACGCACGCCAATCAAAAGACTGCGCTTTCTGATGAACGAAGGTTATAAAATCAATTCCATGGGTTTGTGCTACCGCCGCTGGGCGAAGCTCAGACTTGGTGGCAGAAAAGTGCGTGTGGCGCTCTTTATGATTGTTGTGTTGCAGGGGGGTGAATAAATCATGTTAGGCGAAATTGTGGTGATAGCGATGATAGTGGCGTTTTGGAGGAAATTTACTTGAGGAGATGCTGAAATGAACGCTAAACAACGTGATAGACATGAGAGGAAAATGTATCTCAAGGGGCTGCGGTACGGTGCCAGATATGAGGTTATAACCACACCTGCCATCCGCGAGCTGATTGTCAACAAGAAAAAAATACGCAGACAGCAGATTTGGCGCTTGCGCGGCAGAAAGATTGTGGAGGTGAATAACAAATGAACGAACCGATTGTTTCGCCGTGGTTGATTTACTGGGCAGGAAGAATAGACATGATACAAGGGATTTGCTGCATAATAGGTTTTTTTGTAACTATATATGCCATGTTTGCTACAGTAGCAGTCGTGACAGACACTAATAAGGATAAAGAATCCATTAAGGCAGCTAAAATAATTGTTTGTACGGCTTTGGTTTTAGATACTTTGGGGGCATTTCTCCCGACAGAAAAAGAAATATACGCTATGTATGCTGCGGAACATATAACACCTGCCAACATTGAGGCTACAGGCGAATTTGCAGATAAGGCTGTGGATAAGCTGATTGAGAAAATAGCAAAGGCAAGTAAGGCTATGAAGGAGTGATAACATGGCTAAAAATTTAATCCCCCAAATTGCAAAGATGCTCGGCGTGGAGATAGGGGAAGAATTTAAGATTAAAGGCGCAGACACAGACTATAACGAGTATACTTATTTCTTCGCTGATAGCGGATTAAAGGTGAAATTTGATAAACATCCAGATGTAATTCCGTCAACCGCTTTTGCAACGGTGCCAGACTTATTGAATGGTGATGCAGAGGTCATCAAAATGCCTTGGAAGCCGAAGAAAGGTGAAACTTATTATACCTTTGAGCTTTTGGGCGGCAAGTGGGTTGTTCGCTCGTTGTGGTGGACTGGCTCTCCAGATGGACATGCCCTGTTAGGCAAAGGCTGGGTATATAAAACTTGCGCAGAAGCCGAAGCTGCACTCCCCACTGTGGCCAAAGAAGTTGGAGCGGAGTACGAATTGTCGACCAGTGACACCGAAGCCGTAGAGCAGTGGAAGCCTAAAGAGGGAGAAGATTATTACTCATTCTGCCGTTTCCTCGGGGAATGGTGCGTTTGGCAGCAACAATGGTCGAATCATCCGTTCGACTTAGCTTTATTAGAAAAAGGGTGGATTTACCGCTCACAGGCAGAAGCAGAGGCTGTCTTGCCTAAGGTGGCTGCGGAAATTGGTGTGGAGTATAAGCTTTAGGAGGCTTTAAATGAATTATGGCGACAAACATACAGAAGATAGTCTTGTGTCACGTCTGGGGCGTTTATACGGTATCGAACGGGGCCTAGACTGCGGCCCCAATATCATAATGGACAGGTATTGGAAGATATGGGACGGTGGAGAACGGCAAGACCTGTACGCGGGGTACTATGAAGCCGATTTTCTGTACATCACTAATGGTCATTATCTCTACGAAGTCGAGATTAAAATCAGCATTACAGATTTTAGAGCAGACCAAAAAAAGAATAAATACCATGACCATCCAGACGTTAGAGGTTTTTATTATTTCGTTCTGCAAGAGCTTTACAGCAAGTATAAAAACGAAATTAGAACTACGTGCAAGGAAAAGGGCGCAGGCTTAATTGTAGATGGTTATCCAATCACAACAGTTTTAAAGCCGAAAGTACGCAAAGAGGTTAAACCGCTGACCGATAACGGGTATATTCATTATCTGAGACTGTTTGCTAAGAAGTGGGTAAGAGAGCGATGAAAACAGAAGGAAGGACGAAAACAACAGTTATTAGCTGTAGGCGTAGCAACCGCGTCTATTTAGTGACCGACCAAATCAAGGTAACAAAGCCTCGCAGGCAGTACTATACGGATGATTGGCGGTGGCAGATGGGGATTATAAAAGAGATTTTTGCAACATGTTGCACTTTTCCCTTCTAAAACTCCCTTAAAAAAGTTGTAGCTGGGGACAAAAAGTCCCTTGAAAAAGTTTAGAAGGTGAGAAGGTGAGAAAATGAATAACAAACCTATATGCGGCGAATGGCATGGTAATGATGTTATGCCGGTAGAATTGAAAGACTGCCTCTTTGAAATCAATCTAAACAAAATTAAATTGACAAGAGAGTATTTGATTGGGTTCAGAGAAGGTAACGGCATTCGTGATATGGACGATACCGAAATATGCGGCGAAATATCTGTAATTCGCTGGTGCTATATTGATTTAAATTAAGAGGTGAAAATGGAAGAAACAACGGTGACGGGAATATATTGTTATCCTGAATATAATTTTCCAATAACTTTATATGAGTGCAATGAGTGTGGTGCTGTTTTTCTTGACCGTGATGATGATTATAAATATTGTCCTTATTGCGGCAGAAAAATCGTAGATAGTAAGGAGTAAGAATATGCTGATTAAGATTGGCGAAACGCAATGGATTAAAGCAAAGAAAATAAATGCCGTGCAACTATGTAAAAAAACCGGAGAAACGTGGGGGATTCGCGTGTATGCAGGCGCATGTATATTTGACCATAGCACGCATGATAACAAGGAGGAGGCCTTGCGGCAATTAGATTACTTGGCTTTAACTATAAACAGTAAAAATAAATAACTAGCCCATGGGTGCGGCGGCTGGGTTGCCGAACGGCAGTAGGTTGCGGGCTTGGCAACGGTAGGCCCATTATTGTTATGGACTGAGAAACAGGTCTGCGTAAAATCCAAGAATTCCCACGCCGCCGCTTTTTATAAAGGAGGTAGAAATGATTAAGTTTATTTCTTACGACGGCGCTTGGCCGAACCTGTGCCGCGGAACGCTGACTGTTGAAAAAGACGGCAAGCAATATTCGATGTATGGAGTCTTGGTGTCCGGGGGAAGCGTAAGCTTTGACGCAGATTGGGAAGCGGACGTCGAAGAAGGCGATTGGTTAATAGACCGCGACTCTCTTGCCCCGGAGTTACAAGACGATTGGAGAGAGTTGGAAGCTTTAGTAAATGATGAAATTCCGCATGGCTGCTGTGGCGGTTGCATTTAAGGAGGTAGAAAAATGATTGACCACGAGAAATTAAAACAGGCGGTAAAACTGCTGGAAGAAAGCGGTGCTGATTACGCGCTTGGCTATGACTGCGGCGGATACACAACTTACAGCGCGTCTATGGTAGTAGACCACTGCAACATTTTTGACAGCATTATGAGGGAGGTCATCATTGGAGCAGCAAGAGTTGTCTATATAAATGATGGCGAACCGGGCGCTCTGCGAAGCTTAGATAGAATGAGCACAGCAATTACGCATGCTCGTCGTGAAACAAAGTGTAGAGCAGGTGAAGAAAGGGTGGAAAGCAATGATTGATTATAAGAAAGCAGAACAGGCGTATGAGTTATTGAAGCAAAGCAATGCGCCGTTCATGGTTGCCTATGGAAACAAGGACGGTGAAACCATCACTTTCGGCGTTTCCGGCAACTACAGAATACTTAGATGTTGTCTGGCTCAACTCATAGCTGAGATGGGCAATGGAATGCGCAGAAATCGCGGTGAGGAAGCAGCTATCGAAGAATTGGAGCTTTTTTTTGCATTTGCAGAAGAGATGCTTCGCGAAAATGACGGGGAGGGCGAAGAATGCCAAATGCTGAACTGACTGTGATGTTATTTGCCTTTCGGTATGCCGTACACAGGATAGGCACACAAAGCCTGTCTGCCATCCAAGGCGAACTGGTGACAAACCTTCACCGCTTCCCGGATTGGATGCTGGCGCAAATGGAACGTGACCTTGAATGGAACTTCGAGGTAATGGCCATGCGCAAGGAAGAACGTGGCACGGTCGGACTTGATGATGACTGCGAGTTCCAAAGACCTTTCTTGGACGCAGTTAAAGAACAACGCAGAAAATTAAAGGAGGACAACAAATGCCAACAGTAGAGTTAATCTCAATCACACCAAACCATATGGAGCTTTTAAAGACTGCTTGCAGCCAGCCGTATGGCAAAGATGTTACCGAAAAATCTATCAAGAAGATTATTGAGAGCGGACATCTTAGTGTCTTGGAGCACTGCTATGCAAGCTTCTTAGTGAAATGCAGCGTAAGAGTGCTGGGACAGTTAACGCGCCATAGACACCTTAGCTTTACCTGCAAATCCGCTAGAGGTAGTGTCTTTGATGCTTGCATTATCCCTGATGGCATGTATGACTTTGCTAAAAAGCATGGTGTGCCTAAAGAGGCTGTTGATTCTATGATTGATGAGCATCCTATGCTTCACGCTTACAAAGAATGTATTGCTGATGGTCTTGCGGAACAGGATGCTGCCTACTTCCTGCCCCAAGGTGTTGAAACATCCCTTGTTGTCACTGGTAACTTTCGTGCGTGGTTTGAGTATCTTCCTAAGCGACTGTGCAAACGTGCAATGCCGGAGCATAGAGAACTTGCAGAGCTTATTCGCAAAGAGTTAGCGAAAGCAGCACCAGAGATTTTCGACAGAAACTTTATGGGATGCTCTGACTGCAAAGAACAATCCTGTTCTTTCGGACATAAGAAAGGAGACAAGAAATAATGACAGCAATGAGTGAAGAAGATATGAAAGTTCTAGGAAAGAACATTTCCTTGGCCAGACGCAGACGTGGCGTATCTCAAATTGATTTAGCAAAACAGGCTGCAGTTAGCCAAGTGCATCTTAGCTGCGTGGAACACGGCAAAACGAGAGTTGCATTAAACATAGCGATGCGTCTTGCCAAATCGTTGGGATGCTCTCTTGATGAGCTTGTGTACGGCCCCGAGAATGGCCAAAGAGAATCAATCAGATTTGAGCCAGTCAAGGGTGCGCCACTTGACACAAAGCTTCCGATGCGCGGTACGAAATCTGCTGCGGGGTATGATTTCTATGCTCCGTATGATATTGTTGTTCCGGCACACGGACTTAGCAAACTCGTTCATTTCAACATTAAGGCTATTATGCCGCAGGATATGTTCCTGTTTTTGAGAATCAGAAGCGGCTTGTCGGTCAAGCACGGCCTTATGGTTCACTGCTCCGGTATCATCGATGCGGATTACGCCAACAACCCCGACAACGACGGAAACATTGGCGCTATGTTCATCAACAGTTCTGACGAGGAATATGTCATCAAGAAGGGTGAGCGTTGTATGCAAGGAATTTTCCTGCACTACGGCATCACCGATGGCGACAATGCGAGCGGCAACCGTGGCGGTGGCTACGGCAGCAGCGGCAAATTTTAGGAGGTGTGCGCAGTGAATTTTAAGGAACCGATGAACTGCGGGAAAAAAATCCTGCGGTTCAAGGTTATGGGAGAACCAGTAGGGCAAGGTAGACCTAGATTTACTACAATCAGTGGTCACGTCAGAGCCTACGAACCCAAAGGCAGCACCGAGGAAAAAGCGGCTATCAGACTAATGGCACAGCAAGCCATGGTTGAACAGGGCTGGAGCTTACCAAGCCCCGAAATGCCGCTCAAAGTCGAGATTAAATCATGCAGAAAGGTTCCGTCTGGCAGACAAAAATGGTTTGCTGAGGCTGGGCTGTTAGAGGCTGTCATGCCTTTAGGAAAACCAGATGGCGATAACATCGTTAAGTTATATCTTGATGCCATGAATGGTGTGGTTTATCCAGACGACAAACAGGTCTACGATATTCACATCATCAAGATGTATGCTGATGCACCCTACACAGAAGTGGTTGTGACAGGGTATTATCAAAACATGGGCGAGGTTAAAGCCGTCGCTAATGCTAGTCTGAAACGCAAAAGGGAGGCAAAGAAACATGAATAAAGAACCGATTGTAGACAGAGATGCATGTACAACCAGCGCCGATGCAGAATACGTAAGGTTCGTAAGTAAGACTTTTGATGAACTTAAAGAGTTGTTCATTGCAAAGAACTCGCAATATGGTTCGGGCGAGCCACTGGAGAATTTGAAGCTGGGAGCTATTCTCGGAGAAGCTGGAGCGTTCCCTAAATCCTACTCCGAAGCAGTCCCTCGTGAGTGGTTATGGTGGAAACGAATGTGGAAAGAAATATCCAACTACGAGCGCAAGCATATTGTTCATGTCGCTATGCACGGCATCGAAGGTGACAAAGTAGACGAATCGCTTAAAGATATTGCCGTATATAGCGTTATCAAACTTTACATTTACAAGAAGCTCTGTGAAGCGCTTGACAAAGAAAGGGAAGAAATGGAGGCAGGACGTTAATGGATTGGGAGTTGCTAATGACTTTTGCTATGGGCGTTGGACTCGGTAGTTTCCTGACGTTTGGCATTTTCTATATCGTGATTGATACGTTCTGTGTTATAGAGGATGGCGACGAAGACGCCGAAGAGAACAGGAATTGATTTAAAATAAAAGGAAGAAGGGATAGACTTGAACAAGGAGAAATACATGAGCAAAGAGGAATACCTTAGCTGGCTGAAAATAGGGATTCTCGCTGGCGAAGCCGACAAGGCCGCTGAAACCACAAAAGATAAGGTGTGGCACCGAAAGCTCAAATGCGTTGCGACATATTGTCAAAACATCATTGAGGAAAGAATCACCTATCTTGACCAGAAACAACTGGCGAGCCTCAAACGCCGTAGAAAGCAAGCGGACTTGAAACTCTGTACTAGCGTACCAGTCAGAGCTAGAGACGGAGAGCCTAATATTACCATTGAAACCGAGGATTTGTACGACCTCTTAGACCTTGCACTTAAAGCTTGCATGTGCTGCGAGCAAGGCAAGTACGTCAAGGACTGTAAGTGGCGCAAGGTGTTTCATCGCATTGAAGTTGAGCCTATTCGCACAGCTCCTAAAGAGGGAGAGTGCGAGTTCCGCTTAGACAACGAACTGTACTTCTTGACTCCGCAAGAATATCGCATCGAAATGGCTAAGACCGCCAAGGAGAATGGTGCTAACGAGAAGGATGTACACATAACTACTGCTTTATAATTTTTTCATAACTGTTGAGGTGAGTGCGTATCGCTTGCCTCAACACACTCGCATATTTATCGGGGGATATATGCACTCGACATGACGAAAGGAGAATATAAACATGAATCATTTTGTTGGCTTAGGCCGTTTAACTAGAGAACCGGAGGTAAGTTACACTCAGAACGGCAAGGTGTATTGCAAGTTCACCGTTGCTATCGACAGACCGTTCCGTAAAGACCAGCCCAAAGAGGCCGACTTTATTAACTGCACCGCCTTCGGCAAGACTGGCGAGGCTATCGGCAATTACTTCCATAAGGGTAGCCGCATCCTCGTCAATGGCAGTCTGCAAATCAGCAGCTACACAGGCAAGGATGGCAATAAGAAGCAAAGCGCTGCTATCATGGTCAACGGCTTTGACTTCATCGACAGCAAGAACAGCGCATCTTCCAACAGCGGCGGTGGCTTCGCAAACATGGGAGCACAGCAGGAACTGGACGACAACTTCAACTTCTAAGCGAGGTGATTTGACATGGGCTTAAAGCGAATCTGTAGTGAGCAGACATTGGAGTTCGTAATACCGGGCAGACCAATCTGCCGTGGGTATCGTAAGTGGAAGAACGGAGAAGAAAGCGTTAAAAATAACGTAGATGCCTATACAGCGGTGGTAACAATGATAGCAAAGACTGCTCTTGCTTCTCAAAACTGGGAGTACAGTGATGTTGACCCTGTTTACATTGTTATTACAATCAATTTAGCTTCTCCGATTGGCAACGCAAGCAAGGCCACACGAGAGCTTATGTGGAGGGGGAAGATACTTCCCACAAGATACCCGACGGCAGATAGAATCCTAAAGATTATCATGTATGCTTTGGAAGGAATTGCGTACAAAGGATGCAAGCAAGTAGTGGGTGTTTCTGTAGTCAAACGCTATGGCAAGAAAGATGCTGAGAGCGTGGAAGTATTGATTGGTAAACCAAAGAATTGGAGTGAGCTAAACAATGACCTTAGAAACTCCTAGCGTTAATGAGCGACGCAAACGTAATTGGAGAGCAGGAAGGCACCCTCAAAAAGGGTTCGCTTTGGTTGAAAAAATGTTTTACTACTATCATAGAATCAAGAAGGCCGTTGAGATAACAAGGGCAGAACAAGGCTATTATCAAAGCGGCGGTAGAACAGGCGGTGGCAGTAGTAATCACGCCTTCATATCAGACCCGACTGCTACAATAGCAATGAAACATTATCAACCGCTAGGGAAGGTTATCATCAATGCCGACAGGCTCAACGAAGAAGTGATAACCAACCCCGAAAAATGGCTAACCATAGTTGAGCAAACCTTTATGTACTTTGATGACGAAGAATTAGTAAGCGAAATTCTTTGCCGTAGGTTTTTTAAAAACGAACCTATGGCAACAAGCTGCATAGAACTTGGCTTGACTTACGGCAAATACTATAAGCTCCGTGATGTAGGTATCGACTACGCCTTGAAGTGTGCGATACAATTAGGGGTAATAAAAGTATTTGAATAACAAAAAAGGCTGGCACTTTTGTGCCAGCCGTGATATAATAATTTTCGGTAAGCGCTATTTCATTTTTCCAACTAACATTCCACCTTAATATGTTAGGTTTCGTTTACCACCTTTTTTCACAAAAAACCCACGGCGAAAGCCGTGGGTTTTTTGCTTATTAAATTTCTTTACGCGGGTTCTCACACTCCCATTTCTGCACGGCGTCCTTGAAGGCAATGACGCTGATAGCTGTAGCTACGCTTTCAGCCATTCTAAAACCTTTACCGCGTCCGCCATACAGATTGATGACTTCACACAACGCTTCCACAAAAGGCTTTGCTGTCGCTCTGATGATTGCGTTGGTCTGCTGTTCTCTCTTAGCTTCAAGCATCTTAGCTTTAGCTCTTTCGCTTCCGCGTAATTCGGCAACAAATTTCTTTACTGCGATACGCTCGGTGTCAGTCAGCTTAAACGAAGTAACTCGTGCTCCTTCTGGAAGCTCTCTTTTGCGTCCTGCACCCTCTTTAAATCCGTTTTGTTTTCTAATATTTTGCTCCATGATATGCGCCTCCTTGCAATTTAATTGTAATACACAATGGAGTTTTCCTAAGATTATAATGCCACAAATTGACAGAGAAAACAATTACTTAATTGTGAAAAATAAATAAAATAATACTTCGGAAACTAAAAAAGCCCCTAGCCAGTATGGCTAGGGGCTTGCGCGTCAAGAGCAAACATTATTACCGCTTTAAGAATAACGCCTTTCTCGCTCGATGATTTTCAGTAAGAGTAATTTTACAAAGCTTCTATCTTCAAGTCGGTCGGTAATTTCTTCCAGCTCTAGCAGAATCACTTCTATGCGTTGCTGGTATTCTTCAATGCGAATGTCGTAAGCCTGTACAAGCTGTTCAAACAGGGCTTGATTACCTTCGGCTAGTTTATTCATTCTTTCAAGCCTGTCGTCGTAATCTTTTAATATTTCTTTTGCCACAGTTTGAACTGCAGCCTTAACTTCCTGCTCTAATTGCTTCTCCATTTTCATCATCCTTCCCCAATGAGGCAACGATGTTGCCTTGAATTCTTTTCAAAAGGGAAATCAGCAAGTCAGCTTCTGCTTCTGTAAATGGAACGCACTCGCCGTCATTGTTGGTTCGACAAAGGATTACTTTACCGCAAAGAACGCAACGGTCGAGCTGAGACGCCATGACGTTTGGGATGGGAATATTGTTGAGCAAAAATTCGTCGTCAAATATCAGCAGAAGATTGCCATCGCAGACGGTGTGAATATCAATCAGTCTGCAATCAATAAGGTCGTAACAACGCTCAAGCTCTAAGCTCTTGGTATCGCATACCTCTTTAGTGATGACGGAGCATAACTTGTCGCCGTCGATTTCCGGAGTAAAAAGAATTATGTAATTTTTCATATCATATCACCTTTCCTTTAAATATTCAAGTACACCCCATAAGATTGGGTTTATGGGGTGCTAATAAATTAAATTAACTCTCGGAGTTAACCTTTAAAACAAAAGCTGGTTCGTAAAGATGAGCGCTATTGCCGTGAGAGCGTTCGCAAACAATCAAGCCGCTATGCTTGTGTACTTCGCTAACAATCAACTTCTCCCAATCCCAATCCCCGGAGCATCGCGCCCAGATGACATCGCCTAACGTCAGCTCTTGATAAGGAATCTCTTTTGCTTTCAGAAGTTCTTGAAGAACATAGGCATTCATTCTGTTTTGCTCTGGCATCCTCTCGTTAAGCTCAAGCACAAAAGAATCGACGTTATAGTTTGCTTGCTCAGTTCCATGGTTATACAAACGCCCGACAATCTCCCAACGGTCAATGATGTACACACCGTTGTCGCAGTTGTTGCAGTCAAGGCGACTGGCGATGTCGATGCCTAAAGACGTTCCATCACCAAAGAAGTTGCTAATGACATTGCACAGGCAAGCCCAGCCGTAGCAATCGGTGCCAGGAGAGCGATAGCCTTTTAATTTGCAATACTTTAAGAACGCGCTTACACTATCACGGCCTCCGTTCCAGTGCAGGTACACTCCAATCTGATTCGGATTAATCTTGCCGTCTGCCAGCATGTCGTTCTTGTTTAAAATTACAGCGCGGTTTCCCAATTTACATTCCACCTTTCGGATAATCTTCGGGTTAAGCAACCCCTCTAGCACATCAACAGATGCTGGTGTGCTAGGTTTGCGCTTAAAGTCTACTCACGTTTAAATGTCGTGAAGTTCTTTACTTTTTTGCCATTGGAGGGTTTATAGGAGTAGGTTCCTATGTTGTAGTCAATGAGGATGCCATTTGTCTTGAATGGTTCGAGGACTTTGGCAAACACTTCCTTTAATGTAACATCTCCGTGTGAGGCATCATCACCGTCCAAGAAGAATAACGCTTGCGTGTTATCTTCGGACACTTTATGCCTAAAGTAAGCAGTGGCGGCGTAGACTGACTTAATCTTGCCGAGTTTATCGAAAAGCGCGTTTAGCAAGTAGAGCGAAGTGCTGTCTGGATTATACAGAATTTTAATTGCATACGATGTGGGAGCGGGAACTACACGAAAGATTCTGTCGCCCGAAAACCCACATCGCTTATTATGATAATCGCAATATCTTGCAACTATCTCCTTTGCGCGCTCCATTGACGGGGCGTTTACCGCTTTCACCCAGTATCCTAGTTCTTTAGATACGGGTGTTTGTACTGCCACCCAATAAGTTTTCTTTTCCATTAAACATTCCACCTTTCTGATATAACGAGTGATTCAGCCACTCCTACAGGATGCCAGCGCAAGCTGACATCCTGTGAATAGACTGAATCAGTTAGCTCCTAGCAGATTTCAAGACCGACACAATACTTTACGCCGTCATCGGTAAAGTATTGCGGGCCGGGAAACATAAGGTCTTTGCGCCCTCGGTTAGCCTCGGCAACCGCGCGAGATACAACGAACATCGTACCCTCCGTTGTTGGAGGCAGGTTGATGTTTGTTGTGCTGACTTTACGGCTCACACCTATCGTCCCGAGGTAGAACGCAGGTGCAAACGTGCCACTAACTCGCGCAGGTTCACCTTCGCATGGCTCCAACTTCCAAAATTTTCCGTTGGAGTCTTTGATATTAATCTCGTGGTCACATAAATTGATAATTCTAATCTCCAATATTCATTCCACCTTTCTAATAATTGCGGGTTGAGTAACCCCTCCAACACACCAGCAAAGGCTGATGCGCTGGGTTTGCACTCAACTATTCAAGTGAATCCAAGAACTCATGGAACTCTTTGTGGAATTCAAGATACTTTAAATAGAATTCCTTGTATTGTTCTGGGGCCACCACACGGCCGTTGATGTCCCTTCCACCGCGGTCAAGGTCGCAAAGCACCAGTTCTCCCTCTGGTGTGCAAACTACACCGAGACAAGTGAACCATTTGGATAAATAACCCCAACCTAAACAGTTCTTGAAGGCATAAGGGTGTTCAGAGTCTAACGACAATCTTATTAAACCGAATGCGCCCGAGGTTTTGTGGGAAGGATAAAACTTAAACCCGTCAGGATTCTTGGCCATGTTTATGTATGTCGGAAACTTAACGCCAGCTTGGCTGCACATGTAAACCATTTTTGCGTCGGCTTTGATTTCGGGCAACAGATTCAGTATTGCTTGGGAGTAATACCGTTGAAGTTCAAGCTTCTCGTTGAGAATTCTCGCCTCTTTTTCAGCGGCCTTGCCTTGCTTCAACTTTAAAATTTTTGCGAGTTGTTGTTCATTCATAATCACATTCCACCTTTTCATATAATTTTGGGGCGTTAAGCCACCATGCCAGCGCACCAATAACGTGGTGCGTTGGGGTTGTAGCTTAATAGAATTTCCTGCCCAAGATGTTGGCTATCTCGCATACATCGTCGATGTTTTCGGCTCGAACACAGTAATCCAAGACTTCATTGCACTTTTGTGCTACACTTAGCCAACGCTCTATATCAGAGCGCAACTTTTGGTCACTGTAGAATTCAAGTTTTTGTTTAAAAGTGTTGCCCGTAGTTTCGGCTAAGCTGGTACGTTGGCGTATCGCCTCTCCGTGAAGGCGACGCCGAAAACATCTGCCCCCCAGCAACTGAGTCTTGAAGTCATTGCTAGTGGCAGTCAATACTTCAAGGTCGGGGTGGGTGAATGACACGGTATACTTAACCATGGAGCCGATAACAACATAGATACATCTTGTTCTAGTGTTATCGTTGTGTGCCTTTGTGTTGGAATTTTTAGTGTGATAGGCGCAATAACGCCATGCTATTGCTATTGCTTTCTCGCGGCTAGGCGCCTTGATTCGCAACGCTTTTGGGTTGTTGTAGCAGTAAAGAGTATCCAGTGCTAGCGGAACCTTTACCAGCGGGATTGCGTAAACCTGTTTTTCCATAAATCATTCCACCTTTTTAATATTTTCGTGACTTAACAAATTAAATCACCGTGATAGTGTGTCAGCCTTTGCTGGCACACTATGGCTGTGACTTAATAAGCGGTTCTTTCGGACACCTTGAACCCAGCGATACTGGTGATGTTATCGGGAAGGCCGACGACTTCAATTTCAAGCTCGCCCGGAAGCGAGGACTTGTACACTTCGTATTCAATGTCCTCGTAGCTGTCGAGAACTTCTTCCACCTTTTGCTTTGCAACCTTGTAGTCCGTGCCGACAATATCGAGCACAACACTTTCATAGCAGGGTTCTTCGCTAGGCTCATCGGAGTTTAGCGAAGTCACGCCATCATAACCATAATCGCCGTAAATGCTACGGCAATCATCGTAATAACCGCTGTAAATGTTGTAACCATAGCCCTTGTACTTCTTCGACGCAACATACGGCTTGTAGTTGCCGTTTGAATAATATACGCCGCCTTCATACTTCCAGTTGCCGAGCATGATTGTGTCGGCACCTTCTCTCATAATCAGCAAACGAGAAGGCGTGGACTCTTCAATCAGAGTCTGCACATACTCTTTGTCTAATTGATGACGGAGCGGGTAAAGATACTTTGCAGCAAAGTTCATGCTGTCGGAGTAATCGGCTTTCAATCCTTGCACGGGGTTGGCATACGAAATCACTCCATTGTGCATGAGAGCGATTTCCGCAGTATCCTCGGACAAACGCATGGCGCTCACCTTCGGACGCACAGGAAAGGGATGACAACATGCCACAGAAACCTTTCCTGCCGTCGCAATGCGGCAGTGAATAGCTCTTTCACATTCAGTGGGGATTTCGTTGAACGCCTTAATCAAATCTTCGACCTTCATAAAGCCTTTTTTGATTTGTACTGCAGACTTAAACGTCGGCTTCCACATGATGCCAGCGCCATCGGGGTTCCCTTTGAACATGATTTTGATAGTTTCCTCGCTAATTGTTTTTCCGCTTGGTACATAACTGATGATGCACATTTTACATTCCACCTTTTCATAATATTTTTTAGATTGCTGTTAGGCAACCATGGCATGACACCAGCAAGTGATGCCATGCGTAAGCGCCTAAAATAAGTTCGCTATGTTGCCTCCGTTCATTCTCATGTCGATGTAGATTACATCGGCAAATTCTTGCGTAACACCTCTACGCAACTTTGACAAGTAGCGTTTCAGCAACGCGCGCTCGAACGGCGTGCATTTGAACGAAGTGACCTTGGCCCCTTCGGGCAGTTCCTTTTTGCGTCCTGCGTTGTTTCTTCTGCCTCCGGCTTTGGAGATTTTGCCAGCCTTGGTAATTTTCTTTTCTTTTTCCATAATGTTTTCCACCTTTTCTAATAATGTCGGGTTAAGCAACCCCTCCAACGCCCTAACACGGTAGGACGCTGGGTTTGCACTTAACCTAATGGTTAACGGATGTTGCGGCGTTTGAGGTATTCGAGAAATTCCTTAAAGCCACGGCGTTTCGCCAACGCTCTGAACGTGCGCAGATTAACCTCACATGCCTGCTCCAAATGGTTGCAGGATTTGGCAATATCGGCAAGCAGTTGTATGAACTGCAAAGTAGCCGCAAAGGTTTGCCATACGAGGGTGCCACGGTTAAAACGAACCTCTAACGTCGCATAGCCACAGAAGTTCATGCACGCACCATGGCCACGCATGTAGCCAACGGCGTCATTGAGCTTGTGATACACACTGGCGGTCGACAGAGCTTTGCCGTATTTATTCTTGTGTTTAAATTCGTCCGCAGTGAAGCGGATAGAGGAACTTGGGAAAGAACAAAACTGCCAACGGGTGCGACGACTGAAAACTTTCAGCCACTCTGCGTTGTTGCACACGATAATGCTGAGCACTTCTTCGGGATTGCTGAACATATCCACAAAATAGCGTCTGTCCATATGCACATGCAAACCGCACGTGTTAGCATCATGGCTCGTGTAGCCGAGTTCAACTGCCTCTGCCATCATGTCTTTCCAACCGAAGTCGGAAAGATGATAGTCAACTGTCGCTGTTGTCGAGATAAGTTCAAAACCATTGCTGAGAGAGCCGTCATGCTCACACACGACTGCTTCGTCGACATCATAACCGCCAGCGTTGACGATGTTCTCAGCGTTTTCATCAACTTGACCAGCGCCGTCGATTTCAAGCTCCACACCGACGAACAGTTGATACTTACGATTGTAATCATCGCCAGCTTTAGACAACCACAGCAACGGACGGACGCCGGAATGGTAAGAGTGAATTACACTAGCCTCTTGGGAAGCGCAGTAATCGCACAGATACTCTTCGCGGCGTTCAGAATAAATCATGTTGTCAACATGATGCCATTCACTGCATTCGCCGCAAATCTGATAATCGTCGTTATCCTCGCAGCAGTTGATGCAGATGTTGTTGCCGTCAACGTCACGAATGCCGTCGTTTTCGACGTATTCGTCACAATGCTCGCAACGGCTTGCATACCAGTCTACGCATTCGGGGCACCAGCTTTCGCTGTATTCGCCTCTGCCAGTGTAAACTTCTGTTGCATCGTCACGCCAGAACACGTCTCCGCAACGCGCGCAAGTGTCGAAGAGGTCATCAAAGCAACCCTCGCAATACCGTTCATCGTCGCAGCCAAGGCGCATATCGCACAGGGCTACAATTTCACCGCAATCATGGCAAACGCCGTATTCGTCGACGCAGTCTGGGCAAAGCCAGACGCCTTCGATGTTACGCCAGCCGTTCGATACAGCTTCGAGTTGAGTACCGTTGAATTCTTCGCCGCAATTTTCGCATTTGAACAACATTTTTTCCATAATTTTCCACCTTTTCATAAGTCGGTTAGCGGTCGGTAATGTTGCCGTATACCGCCATTTACAGCAACAGAGTGTATTTTGATGCACTCTACAAGCACACGAATTTTTCAAGTCGTGTGCTTGCCATAGCATCAACTTAAAGCCCGAGTTTAGTGCGTGTGTACGGGTTGCGCACGTCGAATCCGACGTGCGTCGCTAATTTATCAAGCGGAATACAGAGTTTTTTGCGCTAACTTCGCCACTCCGATTTGCTCGAATTTGCCGAGCTGCTTACCATTGAGAAAGTAAGCGCGCGTCATAGCGCCCGTACTCCCGTGGAGGTGTGTTTCTAACACTAATCCTCCTTTAAGTCTGAGCCTTCTCTTTTTCACTTTCATATTAATTCCACCTTTTCATTTGTTTAGGCAACGTTAAGTCACCATGGCAAGACACTAACACTGTAATGCCTTGCGTAAGCACTTAACAGAACGTGAGTAAAGCGAGAATACCCAACATCGTAAGCAAGCTCAACATTTCGAGGCAATCAGCGTCAAGACGCTGATTGCGTTCCCATATCGCCTGCAATTTAGCGTCGCGGTAAACTTTGCTTTTAATTCCCATGTTATCTCCACCTTTTTGCTTTTTTAGGTAAACCACCATAGGCAATCCACCTTTAATCGCCCGGCGAATGTTTAAGCATACAACATTTTGAAAAAATCTGTATTGGATAAAGTGCCGGTCTTTTCAGTCGGCGTGAATACCGTCGAAACACTACTTTTGTAGTATTTTCTAATCAGCACAACACTTTTTGACTTTTCCGCTTTCGGCTTTTCAGCTTTCGGCTTTTCCGCATTTTCAGCGCGATAATAGCCCTTTTTAGCGTCAAGACGTTTTGTTTTGCCTTGCGCCAAATCGGCCTGCTCACACCGCCATTTATATTCGTCATTTTTTGTCCACTTTTTCATAAATATCACCTCTTCAAAAATTGAAGTCGGGCGATTAAAGGTAGAGGGAATATATTTTCACGCCGGAATCAATTTACCATGAGCGACGTTACTTTATACATTCCCACGCCTTGTAAAAGGTGGTGGAAAATGGGTTATACAATTTCCTAATAGTGCTGTAGTAGTTAACCAGATGTTAGGTAACTGTATAACAAGTAGTCTTTCGGCGTCATTGAGTGACTACGATATACAAGTGGACACGTCAACACCTGCATAAAGCGTTTAACCACGCATACAGACTAGCAACGGAAAAGACTTTAAAAAAGCCTCTGTTTTGGCTTGCGTGCCGTTGCGCACGTAGTTATTAAATTTTCAAAGAACGGAAATAACTACTATAAAGTTTTCTACTATATCACCTACTTTCCATAATACCTGCCTATTTGGGTACCACCCTCATGGGTGGCTTGCCGTTCGGCTTGTCTATATTATGGGATATGCTGAAATAACGTGCTGAACAAAAATTTTAAAAAATTTTTTTCTTATTACCGAAATAAGAACGCTAAAAACGTGTTATAATGAAGAAAAGTAAAAGAGTGTATGAAATCAAAAAACATGACATTTACAATATAAATAAAGTAATAACGGGAATGTTAAAAATTCCCGTTATTCTTCTTTTATATAGTTATTAGTTTAATTATTGGTAATGCCGCTATAATGGTATAGTTGTATATTAAATATACATTTATTATAATAGAAGAAAATACCAGATTATGGTAGTTATGTACTATAAATATAGTATAAATGTACATTGGATAAAGAATTTTAACATAACATATATTATCGGACGTAAAATTTTATGGAATAGATGGGGAGGGGCTGAATGGTAAGTACCTAACACACGTGCGGGTTTAGGTTACATGGTATATCTAGTCAGGTTAAATTTAAAGCTTAATTCTTAAATACTAGATATAAATAACTTAATTCAACATTTTACGTTAATACCTACAAAACAAGGGGTAGGGTATAGGGGTAGGGGTAAAACAATAAGTACCTAGACTTACACAGTACCTACATAGCACTGTTTATTATTAGCACTGTAAGAAATTACAGTGCTTTTTTAATGCTTTTAAGAGCCTTGTACGATTAGCACTGTATCAGCCTCCGTATAGTGTGTACGAGGCTTTTAAAATACAACAACAACAACGACAACAACAAGGAGGAATTGGTTATGAGTGATTTGTTTGGTGCTGGTGGCAGCATTGTAACGATGTACCCCACGCCTCAGAGTATGGCAAACAAAGTCAGAGAGTATTTTGACTACTGCTTGCCGGAAGTGATTGACCCGAGGACTGGGGAAATGAAGATTAAAGAGCGAAAGCCGCCCACATACAGTGGTCTTGCCAGATATTTGGGATTCCAGAGCCGTGGTCAGATGCTGGACTATGTGAACAAGAGGGACGAAGCCTACAACACCATCTTGGCTGATGCAAAGCTGAGGCTTGAGGACTATCTTGAGGGCAAGCTGGTATATTCCAAGGCTCCTACTGGCATTATGTTTGCTTTGAAGAACAATGCCGGATGGGAGGAAAAGAGCACACGTCAGCTTACGAGCGGCGATGGTCAGCCTTTGGTATTTGGCTGGGCCGAGAACGCTGGTGATGTGATTGACACTAAAGCGTCACCCGTGGAGAAAGAGGGGGTATTGCCCCCGGCGCCCGAGACGGTAGAAGGCAACTCTGATGACGGTTGCTGCTGATGCCAAGGTCATTACAATTCCGTACACTCCCAGACCGTTCTGGAGGGATGTTCTGCACCCTAATCTTGAGCAGTACAGGTTTGCGGTAATTGTAGCGCACCGCCGTTTTGGAAAGAGTGTGGGCAGTGTCAACCACCTCATTAAGAAGGCTCTGACGATGACGAAGTACCCTTCACCGAACTACGCATATCTTGCGCCGTTCTTGAAACAGGCGAAGATGATTGCATGGGACTACTTGAAGCGGTATACTGCGGGGATTCCCGACAGAAAGGTCAACGAGAGCGAGCTGTATGTAGAGTTCCCGAGCTACCACAAGGATGCTCGTGGAGCGAGAATTTATATCATTGGTGCTGACCGACCAGACGGCCTTCGTGGTACGTACTGGGACGGTGTAGTAATAGACGAATACGCCCAGATTCGCAAGGAGCTGTGGGGCGAGGTCATCCGACCAGCCTTATCAGACCGACACGGCTGGGCTGTTTTTATTGGTACTCCCAAAGGGCAGAATCAGTTCTACGACATTTACTTGAAAGCTCAGAAGAATAACAACTGGTTTTCTTGTCTGTACACGGTAGATGAAACAGGCATTATTCCTGCGGAAGAGCTTGAGGACATGAAGCGCGAAATGACAAAGGAAGAGATACAGCAGGAGTTGTACTGTGACTTTGCTACGAACGCTTATAACCGCCTTATCTCGCTGGGGTCTATCAACGCGGCTATGGAAAGAGACCTACAGGAAGAAGATTACAAGGATATGCCCAAGGTTATGGGTGTGGACGTTGCACGTTTTGGCGACGATAGCTGCGTAATCTTCAAACGCCAAGGCCTGATGACTTTCGAGCCGATTGTCTGCAAAGAAGTCGACAACATGACTTTCGCCGGAATTATCGCCAGAGAGATTGACGATTGGGGGCCAGATACGGTGTTTATCGATGCTGGCCGTGGCGAGGGCGTTATCGACCGTTTGCGTCAGATTGGCTACAAGGGAGTTGTAGAAGTTCCCTTTGGCGGCAAGGCTATTGAGGACTCGCGGTATATGAATAAACGTGCCGAAATGTGGGACGGCTGCCGACAGTGGCTTGAACAGGGCGGTTCATTGCCGTATGACCCGAATCTGCGCGCCGAGTTGGCGATGCCGGAGTACACATTCGACAGCATGAACAGAATTAAACTCGAAAGCAAGGAGAGCATCAAAGATAAGACGGGACGCTCGCCAGATATGGCTGATGCATTGTGTCTGACCTTTGCTTATCCTGTATCTTTCGCAAGGAAAAACCTGTACCAGCGGGCAAAGAAATTGGGGCAGGTAAGAAAATACGGCAGATTGTAAAAGGAGAGTATTCAACGATGAGCGTACAAGACGACATTATTTATTATTACAGACGTGCTGCTGAAGCTCGAGCACGAGGCCGTGACGACCTTGCACAGAGCATGGAAAACTATGCACGTAATTTGGAAGCGGGTATTTATAACGACGATGGCCGCGGTTTTGATATTAGTGCTTCCAACAGACGATGGGCAGAGCGAGAAGCTGCTCAACGCAAACAGATGGCTTCCCGCAGACAGGGCGAAGAGAACCTGTATCAAAAGGCACGTCCGACTATGGCTCCGTCTACACCTTCTGAGCATCCTTCTGCCAGACGCGAATATGCTCCAGCCAGAGAGGTGCAACCGTCTTACAGCAGTTATGGCCCCGGTTACACCGAACCTCCTATGGATTACCCGGAAGCTCCGAGAGGCGGCTATCAGCCTCAGCAAAGCGGACATACTGGAGCTGTCAAATTTTTCGATGATGGCGCTGACGCAGAGGCTTGGAAGAGAGCACATCCGGAACCGGAAACTCCTCGCAACAAATACGGTGCAGCAAGAGGCTCCCTTCTTGATTTCTTGCAGACAAATGGCGAAGAAGGCATCAAGAGATGGGATTGGTAACGGAGGAATAAACAATGCTTGAACTCAAAGACACTATTGAATTGATGAACAGCGATGATTTTAAGGAACGCTTTATCGCAGAGTATATGCAGGTCAAAATCCGCTATGACAAACTGCACGCAATGCTTGTCAAGTATAAGGCAGGAACGCTGCAATTTACACCAAAATGTAGTTACGAGCTGTTGGCAGAACAGGCTGGGCACATGGGACGATATTTGCACTGCCTTGAGGTACGCGCCGAAATCGAAGAGGTACAGTTGCCTGTTAGTGAGCTTGTTTTCGACGGGCAGGAGGTATAAACATGAAAAAGTTGTTCATTTCCCAGCCTATGGCTGGCAAAACTGATGAAGAAATATTAGCAGTACGAAAGCTTGCTATTAAGCAAGCGCAAGAATGTGTCGGAGAGGATGTGGAAGTAATTGACAGTTTCTTCCAAGACCATCCGACTTTTGACAAACCGTTAAAGTATTTAGCTGCAAGCATTGCTTTACTAGCTGATGCTGATATTGCTTACTTCACAAAAGACTGGGGCGAAGCCCGTGGATGTAAAATTGAACGCATTTGTGCGTTTGCTTATGGTATTAAAACCATTGATGAATGGACAGAATCTACGGAGGAATAACATATGCTTTTATGTCCAGTAAAGGAAATTATGACAACTAAGCTGAGCGCCAGCAGTGCAACTCCTGCTGCAAGCACCGAGGTTTTCACCAACATGCGCGGCGGTCGCATCGGCTTGGCAATTACTGCTGGCGAGACTGATGTTTATCTTGGCGACAAGAGCGTCAAAGCTGGCAAAGGTTTGCTGATTAAGGCTGGCACAACCTATACTTTGCCAGTGCTGCCGACCGCACGTCAAAACTTTTATGTTATCGGCGGCGACTGCGTGCTGACAGAGTTCTTTGGTTAAGGCGGTGATAATTCATGCCAGACTTAAACGATAAACTGGCTGCTGCTGCAAACAGCGAAGTCCACCGAAGCGCATGGCAGGCGACCAACCCTCAGTTTGGATTGAATCAAGGGGCGGTCGACATGATGACGGGTGGCACATTGCCAGAGCAGCAGCAGACTGGCGTAATCCAGCCGGGAGTAGAGCAACCGCCATCCCCGCTGGAAATGCTCAAAGCGCAGAGCGAGGCCAAAGACAAGGCGCTGTCACTCGATACTTTGACAAAATCGCAGAAAGACAAAATCATGCGAGCGTTCGAGAGCTGCCGTGATATTGCGGATTCGCAGTACAAGCAGATTATCGAGCCAAAAATTTTGCATCGCAGAGACATTTATGAAGCCGACGAGGAATACTACAAGAAGCGATTCCCGAAACTTTCGGAGACCAGCAACTGGGTTTCCAAGGACGTAAAGACTTCTTGTCAGTGGATTCTAACAGGCCTCATGGAAGCGTTCTGCGGCACAGATGCGCCGCTTTCCGTCAAGGGTGTAAACGTCGATGATGATGAGGTTGCTTCCAAGGTGCAGGAACTTGTACGTTACCAGCTTGAGAAAAAGAATGACTGGTATCACTTCTGCCAGACTGAGTTGAACTTCGCTTTAAGCCAGAACTTCTGTATTGCGAAGGTGTGGTGGAAACGCGAAGAAGAGCGCAAGCAGATGCAGTTCATGCTTGATTTGAACGACATGACGCAGATTCTGGGCCTAATGGAAGGCGTTGGAGGCGGCAATATCGAGAATATGAAATTTGAGGATATTGAAGGCGCACCAGACCTAACCAAAGTCACTTACGACCTTGTGAAAGTCAAGAGCAATCATCCTGTTGTAGAGTATGTACCCACATCAGAGCTGCGTTACACTCCGGATGCTCCTGATTTGCAGGACTGCAAGTTTGTTGCGCATCGAAAGGTTGTGCGCGGCAGCTATTTAAAGCAGCGTGAAAAAGACGGTATTTATCAGAATATCGACAAGGCGCTAAAGGAATACACCTCGGGTAACACCGAACCGACCACTCTGGATTATGTCAACGACAGAGACAGAGCTGACAGGGCTAAACGTCCGACAGACAACGATTTGGCATCTAAAGAGGTTGAGCTTTACGAGGCTTACATGCAGGTGGACTGGAACAACGACGGAATTTACGAGAATATCATCGTTCATGCTGTAGGCGACCAGCCAATCCGTATCGTAGAGAATGACTATGGATTTCCGCCGTTCTTTGTTTGCAGTGCGGTCTATGACCCGAACGCTGTGTTTAACCGCGATTCCTTTACTGATATGCTGGAACAGCAGCAGGACTTAAAGACCGCTGTTATGCGTCAGATTATCACCAACGTGGCGAAGAACAACGACCCGCGCGTTTTTGTTGATGAACGCAAGGTAGACCTTGACGCACTGTTCAGCGGTGAGGAAATCATCCCGACGCGGAACGCTCCAGCAGAATCTGTATTCATCCCACCGTCGCTGCCATTGTCTAGCGTTTCTATGGAAGTAATCAACTACGCTCAGACTGAGATTGAAAGTCAGAGCGGCAGCACCAGATATAACCAAGGCCTTGATAGCAACTCTTTGAACTCTACTGCAACTGGCATTACTGCCATCCTTGGCATGGCTGAGAAGCGCAACAAAATGGTGGCGCGAAGCATTGCAGAGAAATTTTTTATTCCGATTTACAAGTTCATCATCCTGCTAAACCAAAAATATCTGGAAGATGAGCAGATGATTCGATTGACCAACAAGACGCTTTCTATTAAGAAAGAGGATTTGGACGTAGATTATGATTTGATTGTCAACGTCGGACAAGGCGCTGGTACAAGAGAGGCACAGATTCAATATCTGATGCTGGTACTCAATCAGATTTATCCACAGCTCGCAAACTTCGGTATTGCAAACGCGAAGAGCTGGTATAACCTTGTGTGCAAACTTCTGGAAGCATTGGGCTTACGAGATGTTTCTCAATATTTGCTCGACCCCGAGAGCGAAGAAGCACAGGCACAGGCACAAGCACAAGCACAGGCACAGGCACAGGCCCAAGCCGAAGCATTGCAGAACAGCTTGCAACTGTCTATCGCAAAATACTCCATTCCGCGTCTCAATATCAATCTTACGGATTTGCCGCCCGACGTGCAGCGCCAGTATCTTAAAGATAAACTTGGCATTAGTACAACCGAGCGAGCAATCGCAGAACACGAGGTACTTAATAATGATTAAGCGCAATAACTCTAAAGTTATTAAAGCTGCCGAATCTCGTATCGACCTTCTCCGCGACTTCATTGTCGACGGAGAAGATGCTGAGGCGGTGTATAAATATGCGGTCCGCTTAAAAAAAGAAGCGGATGAAAAAATGCTTGAAGCGGCGTTAAGCTACGGAGACATTGAAAGACATCGAAGCGACTACAGAGCAGTCTGTCGCTTGGTTGAAATGTTGCAACACGCAGCGGCCACTGGCAAGCAGAAAGAGAAAGCCTTGGTTCAATTACAGGCCCAAGGCTAATTTTTTTAGGAGGTAAACCCAATGGCTGACGAATTTGGCGGTACTGGAAGCGATTTTTCTGCTTCCACGCCACAAACAAACACAATTTCTACAAGTCAACCAAATGTTGACAGTGTAGAATCCTCTCAGAGCGTTTCAAATGCGTCTACTAATACAAACACTAGCGCGAACACCGAAAATCGCTCAGAGGGGCTGCAAACGCGCGAGAGCGGCAATCAGCAAATTATCGCCGCTGCAAAGAACTCAGAAGGCACTCAAGGCTATGTTTTAGTCAAGGGTGAGGACGGAAAAACACATTTGAAACCCAGCCCGTTGCCTGAACAGCCCAAAAGTGAAGGAGCTGCCCAAGAATCTAACGTGGTTGGCACTGATGCCAACCAGCCGAAGCTGACAGATGTTCCGCAGCAGATTGGCCAGCAGTTCAACCAGCAGCTTCCTGCTTATACTCTCGATGAATTTTCCAACGCAATCGCAACAGGCTATGTTGACGAGAAACGTGTTCCGCAGGAATACCAGCGTCAATATGCTGACTGGAAAATCGGCCAAGCTGTTCAAGCTCACAACGCGCAGCAGAGAGCTATCGCTCAACAGGAAGCGGCGCGTCGTGCTGAGATTGAAGCACAGATGAATCCGGAAACTCGCCAAGAACAGATGAGAGAGTTTTTGACAGGTCTCGACAAAGAGGCTGATGCACGCGCTCAACAGGACGCTGGTCTGAGCGAAGAGGATGTTGAGAATCTTGACCTCATGGACGATGATGACCCGAAGCTCATCAACTACAAGCTGGCTAAAGAATGGCATCGTCAAGACCTTATGGCTAAGATGCAGAGCCGCTATGCAGACGAACAGGCGCAGCGTCAGAGACAGGAAGCTGTTTACGCTAGCATCAACCAGTTTACAGAAGAGCAGCGCGCCAAGGAGCCGAACTTTGACGCTATTGACCGTATGCTGCTGACTCGCGTGAATGATTTGACCTATAAACAGGCGCAGGTTGTTGTCCCTGTATTGCAAGCATTGCAGAACGGCACAATCAACGAGGCGCAGACCGAAATTCTCCGTAACTATTATGAGGATACACGCAAGTTATTCTATATGCAGAAGAACGGCTTAGACACAACTCCGAGAGCCGTCAATCGTCCACCGACCGTTGAACGCGCTGGTGACGGCAGAGATGTTAACAGCGTATATGTGCCAGACTACAGTGCTCTGGCAAAATCTGACGTAAGAGGCCGCCGTGCATGGCTGGCTGAATTTATTCGTAACAGGAACCAATAAGCTACCCCCGAGGCTATGCGGTTTTGTTAAATAAAATTTTTTAATGAGGTGAAATTTTAATGGCAATTAATGACGTAACACGTTCCCTTTCCTACAGCACTTCCCAATCCCATACCTCTGATGCGATTGGTCACGCTGAGGACATGAGCAACGTAATTACCAACATCGACCCCGAGGTCACTCTGTTTCTTAACCGTTTCGGCTCCGAGGAAGATGCAACCACTCTGAAATTTAGTTGGATGACCGAAGGTTTGCAACCGCCCGGCGAGAACGCTCACTTGGAAAAAGAGGACTATTCCTCCAAAGAAATCGGCCATCTGGAAGGTTTGGAAAACAACTGCCAACGCTTTGTAAACAGCTACTATGTAACTGAGGCACAGCGCAAGGTTGCCAAAGTTTACCGCCCCGAAGATGAGCTGGCTCGTCTGTTGGAACAGTGCTCTCGAAAACATGCTGCCGACATTGAGTATGCTCTCGTAAATAACGAGACCACCAACGCAGAACAGAACAAGACTACTCCGGCTAAAACTGGCGGCGTTCCGTTCTTCATGGCTACTCAAGAATTGGATGTAACTGTCGGTACCACCGACGGCTCTATCACTACCACAAAGCCGCATGGTTTGGAAACTGGTGACTTCGTGTATTTCACCGCCAAAACCATGCCGACTGGCTTGTCCGCTAAGACCATTTATTACATCCGCACCGATGCTGCTACTCCGAAAACCAAATTCACTATCTTCAACACCCAAAAGGGTGCTGTTGAGAACATTGCCGCTGAACAGGTCAAACCGAGTGCTGCTGGCACTTCCGCTAAAATCATCAAAAACAACGTACTGGATTTAGGCGGTACTGTCGACTACACTCTGGATGACCTCAATGCGGTAATGGAAATGGCATACAACCGCGGCGGCAATCCTACCCATGCGTTCATGTCCCCCGCCAAGAAACGCGCTTTCAGCCAGTTGGTAATTGCACAGGCTACTTCCTATCGCGATATGGCGAAGAAGAACAAACTGAATCTTGTTGCCGACGTTATCCAAACCGACTACGGTGTACTGACCGCAGAAGCGCATCGTATGCTGCCGGATAGCCGCATCTACTGCATGGATATGGGCTATTGGGGCATCAAGTGGTTTGAACACACCCACGACGTACCCATTCCGAAGAAAGGCTCTTACGATGAGCGTATGCTGGAATCTTGGCTGGGCCTCAAATGCGCAGCTCCGAAGGCTTCCGCTGCAATCATCGGTATCAAGCGCTAATCTAACCTAGTCGATTTCGACCACTTTAACCGCCTCGGTTTCGGGGCGGTTATTTAATATGCTGGTGTAGCACAACAGGCAGTGCAGAGCTTTCGTAAAGCTAAGGTTGCAGGTTCAACTCCTGTCGCCAGCTCCATAATATGCTGGGTTGATGTAACGGTAACATGGGCGCTTTGTAAGTGCTTCACGCAAGTTCGAGTCTTGTACCCAGCTCCAACTAAAATACGGAGGGCGAAACAATGCTAGTAGACCAAAAAGTATATATCGACGGCGAGAAGAAGATTCACGTTGTCAACAAATTTGACCATAGCGTAGCTGCTGAGGTAGCTCGCATGACTGAGCGCGAAGGCGGCGGCAGAGCGGTAGGTAAGGACGGCTTCGAGGTCAGGGTTATGGGTTATATCCCGCCCGAAATGTGGAACTATGACCCGTGGCTTGTTACTGCTAAAAGAGCTTTGGCTGCCGGAGATAATGGCGAGTATACGAAGTACGTGCAGAAATTTTTTGAAGTGCATCGCGAGTATGCTCCGTTGATTCCTAAGAAATATTTTTGAGGTGAAGCGACATGGCAATCGAAGTTTCCAAGCTAATCCGCAAAATCCGTTTGAAAGCCATGGATTTTGACGAGATTAAATATAGTGATTATCAGATTATCAATGCTATAAATGATGTTATTGAATACTTAAACGCATCTTATGCTTTGCGCAACAGTGACTTTTTGGAAAAAGTTAAAGAGTATCATCTTACCTCAGAACAGATGCAGAAGGGCGCAACTCTGCCGTATGATTTTGTAACACTGGTAGGCATGAACGACTTACAGTGTGGCAGACCACTTACAGTAGTGCCATCTACCGAAACCCCGAAGTTTGACGAATACAAGATTGTCGGGAGCAAGATTTACAGCGGTGTGCCAGATTTTACTGTGCATTATCGTAAGCGACTTGAAGAAGTAGAGAGCGTCAACGACGAAATTGACTTGCCGATTGTTTTTGAATCGCTGGTGCGCAATTTTGCTTTTGCAGCTTTGAGCAACAGCAACGAAGAAATGCTAAGCGGTATCGAAGAAGCGGTTCAGAGCATTGTGCCGATGCGTCGCTATTCTCACGCGAAGATTCGTATGCCGTTTATGGTGTAAAGGAGGAAGTATGTTAGTTAAAGCAATTATTCAAGATATTCGTAATCGCATTAACGATAAAGAAGGCGTTGGCGATTTCGACGATGACGAAATTGTCAGCTACATCAATCAAGCCATAAACTACATCGGACTTTACTTTGTTGGTTCCGGCAACCCTATCGCCGTTAAGGACGTTGTAATTAGAAACGGCGATACGTTGCCAAATGATTATATTAAAACGTGTGGCATTTTGCCCATCAAGATTACTGGTAAAACAATTAAGTTTCTCGATACCGGCGTCAAAGATTACACCATGAAGTATTTTTATAAAGCGCCAAATATTACCGGTGCAGAGAACGAAGAAATGCCTTACGACGACACAGTAACAAATAACGTCATTGTAACTTTGACTGTGATTCTGCTTATGAATCAGCAGCGACTGAATGTGTCTCAAGACCAGGGTTTGAACAGTTCTTTGATGGATATTATAGAATCAGCATACAGTGCGAGAGCGTAGTTTAGGCGGTGAAGGATATGGCTGATAAAGAAAACAACAACGCGCTTGACGAGGCGCAAATAAAACAAATATTGACCAATATCCCCAACAACGTCAGCGGCGACGGCAAGGTTTTTGTAGCTGCGTTGAAAAACTATCTCGTTAAATCTGGCTTGCTGACGAACAAAAAGATTGACGACAGCACATCCGGAACAGGCGAAAAACCCGGACACGTCAGCAGTCTACAGTTATTGGAGCTACATTCGATAACTGACGGCGTTCGTATCAACTCTATACAGGTGTCGTGGGTAAAGACTACTGTAACCAACTATGCTAAAGCCGAAGTATGGTTTCGCACGGCTACGGATAAGGCGTGGGAGAAGGCAGGAGAGAGCAGCGGCACACAGTTTGTTTACAGCGGCGCTACAACAGGTTTGACGTACTATATCAAGGTAGTAGCGGTAAACACCAAGGGTAACGCTGCCGACTTTGACACAGCTCCGCAAGCCAGCATCAAAATCCAAGGCAGCCAATATATCCCGAATCCGCCGACACAGTTTGTGCTGACATGGGACGAGAAAGGCCCGTTATGGAAATGGCTGTTTGAACCTAACGAATACATAGATTTCTTTGAATTGCGTTTAGACCAGAACCCCGGCGTTTGGAATGACAAGAGATTAGACAGCACACGAGAAACGTGGAGCAGAGCCAATCCCGGTGTCAGAAGCGGTACGGCATATCTGTATATCCGTAACATCTTCGGTGAGTATAGCGAACCTGCCGTGCATGAGTTTAATAAGGCGTTGCCGCAAAAGCCGACTGCCCCGCAGTTGACAAGTACGATTGACGGCGTTCGCATTAAAATGCAAGGCTTACCGCTGGGCGCAACAGGCTACAAGATTCACATCAAGACTAAGGATAGCCAAGAAACCGTTGAGGATGATTTCTATACCATCAACAGCGAGTATATTTACTTCTTCTTCATCGGACACATCACAGTCAAATACTGCTTTGTCGACCCGCTGGGTGACGGCGAATGGAGCGATACGAGCGAAGCGGACTGCAAAGCTGGCATTGATATAGGTCAAGTACCGACCATTGACTACACCAAATTTGATAAATTTACGCAGGATGCTATCAACAAGGCTAACAATCAGCCTAGCATTAACGAAGATTTGAAGAAGCTGATTGACGCTAACACGAACGGCATACATCAGAATGAGGACTCTATCACAAGCGTGGTTAAGCGTGTGGATACTGCCGAGGGTACATTGAAAACCCAAGGCACGGCTATTCAACAGAACGCCAACAGCATATCTACAATCGCTATGGATGTTAAAGGCAACGCTTCTGCTATCGAGCAGAACGCCAAGAGCATTACCGCTATTGTAGAGGATGTAAAAGGAAACAAGGCATCTATCCAAGCCAACGCTGACAACATTACCAGCATCGTTACAAAGGTTGATAAGCAAGGCTCAACGATTGATAAGCAAGGCTCGGCAATCGTACAGAACGCTAACAGTATTACGAGCGTAGTTACGGAGCTGAACAAAAAACCTGCCGACTGCAATTACTCGTCTATCAACCAACTGCAAGATGATATTCTGCTTTGCGTCAAGAAAGACGGCGTTATCAATGCTATCAACGTATCTACCGAAGGCATTGTAATCGACGGCAAAAAGGTGCATATCACAGGCGATACAGTGTTTGACAACAATGTTATCGTAGGCGGCATGATAGCCGCTGACAGTATCGCATTAGAGCATTTAAGGGCTAACTCCGTATCATCTGCAAAGATACAGGCTAACGCTATCACATCGACTAAAATCGGGGCAGGAGCGGTGACAGCCGACAAAATCGAAGCAGGAGCTATTACCGCAGAGAAACTTGCCGCTGACAGCGTAACTTCTGACGCTATACAGGCAGGAAGCGTTATCGGTGACAAGATAGCGGCGAACACGATAACAGGCAAACACTTTGCAGCAGCCAACATCGACTTAACAGGAGCTTTGACGATTACAGGCGGTAACGTCAAACTGAGCCAAGAGGGATTGAGATTAAGCAGTAACGACGGCTCGTTTACCTTGTTTAATCAAGAGGGCATTAACTATATTGATGCTCACGGCATTACATATGCACAGGTTAAAAAGATGATTATCGGCAAGGCTTATGATGGGCAGTACATTAGATTTGCTGCTCCGTGGCCTACACCTCCGAGCGTTTTAATGTCGCCAATGACAATTAAAATCAACGATGAGAGTTATCCTGCCGCTACATTTTACCTTGTATGTGAAGCAACAGATATTACTGAAAACGGCTTTAAAGTCAACAACTACTTGCGATTAGACGAAGGCTCATATGGTGTAAATAACGATGAACGTACAGATAATACTAGCATTTACAATGTGCTGAAAATGGAACAGTATTGGTATGGACACTATAGTTACTCTTATGATTTTAAAGTATCGAGCGACGTAATGGACGTAACATTCCCGGAAACTGCTAATTATATTGAGCTAAGTTTAGTTTTAGATATAAAAAATCCGTTAGCGCATTATGAGCACGGAAATGAAGATAACGGAAGTTCCGGCGGATATGTAAATGGCAGTGTTAATATTGATTATCCGAATGCAAATCGTGGGTACACAAGCTATGACAACTCAAAAAGAACGATTACGGCACAACTTTATATCGGAGAAACCAAACTATCAGAAGCAACATTTACTGTCACGAGTTCCTTGCCAAGCGAAAAAAAGAATTTTGTGCTGTCTGGCAGATTCGAGGCTGGGCAGACTAGGGCTTTTGTAAGGATTATATGGAATATGAAACTGAACACCGGAGAGCACGGCCCGTGGGAAACTTTGTACAACGGCAGGGATGATATAGCTAGAGCTTGTTGTGCCGCAAGCGTTACAAAGGCTTATCACAAATATTCTGCTACAACCTCTAAAATAGCTAGAGGATATGCAATGTTCCTTGTAACCGACGGCAGCACAAACACCTACACGGCGGAAGTAACTGTACAAGTCCTGATTAACTATGACGGCAAGCCGTTGACAGCAACGACAATAACAGTTGACGGCGTTGAGCATACTACCAACTTAAACGGAATAATCGAAATGAGCGGCAACGGCTCAAAAGAGCACATATTCGCTTATGGCACTGCTCCGACTACCAAAGCGGTAGTCAACTATACTGACGGTGTTGTAACTACGATTGAGATTCAACCCGCCAGCATTACTTGCTATCTGCGCATATTGTATGACGGCAAATCGGTGGCAAACGATACAGTTACAGTCAACGGCGAAACTAAAACTACGGACGCTGACGGCAAAATCGAAATTGGCGGCGTTGATAAGCATACAGGCGATTACGTTGTAGCTTATGGCAATGATAGCACTAAAATAACTGTAACCTATGTTGCTAACGGCGTAACCAATGTAGCATTGTATAGCATCGTCGAGGGCAGCAAGGTGTTTACCACTGAAGACAACGGCACGGAAACATTTACTGTTCCTGCTGGCATCACTAAATTACTGCTCACAGCAACAGTGAATAATGCTGACTTTCCCCCGGGAGAAGAAGTACAGTACAGTTGCAGTGTAACTAATACTGCTAACAATACAGTATGGGGATATGGCGAGGCGTACAGTTTCATAGAAGATGACGGCGAAACCGAACACACCGATATGCGTAGCGTTGTAGAAGTAACTCCGCGCAAAGAGTACACGCTGAAATTCGTAGGTGCTACAATCAACGATACTGTTGACGGCATCAAATTTGAGTGGAGCAAAACAATAAACGCTATGACTGCAAACATTGTCGATAAATAAGCGAGGTGAAACAATGCAGATAGAATTTGAAATTGACGGTATGCGGCTGACAAGAACGTCAGACGCTTACGTAACAGAGGGAAGCAAGAACTTCGTGCAGTTGCTGTTCACGTTCTCCGATGATTGGGACGGCATCGACAAATATGCACTGTTTGCAAGGGACAACAAAACCTATGAGGTTGCTATCGTAGACGGCAAATGTATCGTTCCCTACGAATGTGCGAGAACATCGGGACAGTTTCAGCTTACAGTAGTAGGCAAGGAAACGGCAGGAGATGTTATTGCAACCACGAGTGACAAGGCGGTGCGGGTCAGTAGCAACGAGTTTGAAGAAAACCCAACAGGCTCAGAAACAAGACTGACTAACACATTTCTTGTCGATACGTTGGCAAGCGCAAAGGATTACGCCGACAAAGCGAAAGAGTACGCAGACAAGGCGGCAAGCGTAGGCATTGAGATTGACAAGGCTGTTGAGAGCGCACAGAACGCCGCTACAAGCGAGAAAGCCGCCAAAGGGTACGCTGATAAGGCTAAAGAATATAGCGAGAACGTCAACGTCTTTATTCCGTCCGTAGATGCTGACGGCGTAATGACATGGACGAATAAAGCTGGGCTGGATAATCCTGCTCCGGTAAGCGTAAAAGGCGAGCGTGGCGAAAAGGGCGAGCGTGGCGAGCAAGGCTTACAGGGCGCAACAGGTGCTAAGGGTGAGCGTGGCGAGCAAGGGCCGCAAGGTCTGCAAGGCCCGCGAGGTGAGCAAGGCCCTAAAGGTGACACAGGTTTACAAGGCCCACAAGGCGAACGCGGTCTGCGTGGCTTGCAAGGCGCAACAGGTGAGAGAGGCCCGCAAGGTGAGAGAGGCCCACAGGGAGCAACAGGCCCGCAAGGCCCGAAGGGTGACAAAGGCGAACAAGGCACAGGCGTTACCATTAAGGGCAGATATGATTCGTTGTCCGCTTTAATTGCTGCGCATCCTAAGGGAAACGAGGGTGACGCTTATATGGTAGGCGTTAACCTCTATGCGTGGTCTGGCACAGAATGGATTGACTGCGGCAACATCCAAGGCCCTAAAGGTGACAAGGGTGACACAGGCCCGCAAGGCTTACGTGGCATCCAAGGTGAGAAGGGTGCGACAGGCGAAAGAGGTGCAACAGGCCCACAGGGAGCTAAGGGCGATAAGGGCGATGCTTTCACTTATGCCGATTTCACGCAGGGGCAGTTAGCAGCACTGAAAGGCCCAAAGGGCGATACTGGCCCTAAAGGCGATACAGGCGAGAGAGGGCCGCAAGGTTTACAAGGCCCTAAAGGTAATGACGGCGCAGTAGGCACAGCCGCCACAATCAAGGTGGGCACTGTCAGCACAGGCAATGCAGGTTCGGCAGTATCTGTTACCAATAGCGGCACAGCATCAGAGGTTATTTTGAATTTCGTAATTCCTAAAGGCGATAAAGGCGACCAAGGCCAACAGGGTGAACAAGGTCTGCAAGGCATCCAAGGCCCACAGGGTATCCAAGGTGCAACAGGTGCAGCGGGTACGGCAGCTACAATCAAAGTCGGCACTGTTACCACGGGTGCGGCAGGAACAGCGGCAAAGGTAGTTAATAGTGGTACTACATCTGCGGCGGTGCTTGACTTCACCATTCCGCAAGGTGCGAAAGGTGACAAAGGCGAACAGGGTAGCGGTGCAACAGGTAATTATCTGCCATTGACAGGTGGTACAGTTACAGGTAGTATTACCGCTTCAAACTTTCAAACAGGAACTGATGCAACCAGTTATTTCCAGTGTAGAAAATTTAGGGGCGAAGGTAACGCTGACTCTTACTATCATGCTATAGATTTTGGCTATTCTGGTCATGATAGTGTGGATTTTTACGAATACGACCCAAACTGGAATTTTTACAAATGCCTAACAGGTACAAAGTCTGGGGCTGTTTTAGTTGGTAACATTAATGGAAACGGTTGGAATGGGGGTGCGCGTCTGAGTGGCACACCGACCGCACCTACTGCGGTAGCTGGAACAAATACCACTCAGATAGCAACAACTGCGTTTGTACAGTCAGCCATCCCCACAAACGTATCTTCATTTACTAATGATGCGGGTTATATTAAAAGCGTAAATAATACCAAGCCCGATTCTAACGGCAACGTAACTATCACTGTTAGCGGAGGCGGTGGGGTAAGTACGTCGGAATCTAACACTTGGACGGGAAAACAAACCTTCCAAAAAATGAAATTTAACTTTGAAAGTTATAATGCACCTCGCATTAGCGGTGCTACTGATAATCCGTCCTCATCTGTGGCAGTATATAACGTACAAGGTAACTTCACGCTGGATATGTCGACGTTAGCAGGGCTGTTAAGCAATGGCGATGCTACCGTATTTACTGCCTACATTACTGCGAATGGCTCTTACACTCTGAGCATCACTAATGCAGGTACTTTAAAATATGCTGGAAGCGCAACTGATTTAGCAATAACTGCTAACGGATTACTGTTAAATATTATGTTAATCAAAAGTAGCAGCGGTGTCTTGTCAAGTGTTGCACAGGCAAGTACATTGTCGTGAGGTGATTAAATGGGACTTAATAGATTGATGCTAGTAAAGAAAACTGCTGTCAGCGGTGGGGATAATGCCTTTATAATGACCATGGGACAGCAGAGCGGTCAATACGGGTATAGTCGCAACAATGGCAACTATGGTGAGGTTACAGGTGATGTTACGCATGACGGTAGAGCGGTAACATTGGTAATGTTATCTTATTACGGCGGTTGGCTTGACGTTGCATTTAAGGAGGATGGTGTTACGAGCGGTAGTCGCAATATCAGCCTTAACATCACCCCGCTTGAAACGGGTGTTACTGTTAATTTGACAGTAGGCAAAATGTCATATAAAGGTGACTTAGTAGGATTTTATACCTACGTTCAACGTGTGCCGTCCAGCATCTCTAGTATGTTTACTGCTGCTAATGTAGGAAAAAAATTTAAAGTCGAAATTGTGTTTAACTAAGGCGGTGATTTAATGCAAACAACTTATACATACAAGGAGCAGACCTACTCTAATCTGTACAAGCTTTCCGAAGCGTTAGGCAAAGACGGCGTGTTTATCCCATTGTCAATCGGTGACGAGGCTTTAACAGAATTAGGTGTAACCGTTACGCATGAGGAAGAACCTATTGAAAACGTAAAACAGCGTAAAATCTTGATGTTAAAGCGTCAGCGTGACACTGCCGAGGTTGAGCCGATTGAATATGGCGGTCATAGCTTCGACTATGACGACAAAGCGAGAGACCGCATAAATGCGGCTATTATCGCCTTATCATTACAAGGCGAGGGTGCAAGCATTGATTGGACTACGGCAGATAATGCCGATACGCCAGTAACGGCTAACGATTTAAAGATGGTTATCGCTGCCGTTGCTGTGCGTAGTAATGCTTTGCACACAGCCTACCGTGCAGCGAAAGAAAAAGTCGAAGCGGCACAGAACAAAACTGATATTGAGAAGATTACAATGTAGGTGAGATTATGCCGATAGAAAGAGAACCGCAGAGCGTATCGTGTTGCCTAAGCAGTTTAGTGGGCGGCATGAACGCTTCTGTTCCAGACAACATGATAGGTGAAAATGAAGCCGTCCTGCTTGAAAACTATATGTTTGAGCAGGGCGTTTTGCGTACAAGGTGCGGTTATTCCGAGCCTCTTATCGACATTGGTGAGCCAGTGGATAAAATTTGGTATGACCAAAGTACGGATGGCTTTCTGCTGTTTGGTAAAGCGCCAGCAAAGGGAACAGCCAACGCTTATTACGGTTATGTCAAAGAACCGCCAAAGCAGATTGGCAAGCTGACAGGCGAAGAGCGCCCTGTCTGCCAGCGGTTCGGCGCTAAAGTTACCATAGGCAGCGGCGATAAGCTACAATACTATGATTACGAGAACAACTTGACTACCGTTGAAGGCAGTTTTCTTTGCGACAATTTATGGGTGCGCGACAGCAGATTGGGTACATCCAAACGCGGTGACGACAATTTTCGTTACAGCAGCACTGGCGACTGCACCTCCGACGAGGCATGGAAAGAGGACACTAATGTGGCGAGCCAAGCCCAGTGGTATGGCATAGGCGAGCTTGACGGTGGTGACATTATCACTACGCTGCCTCTCTCCGGTGACTTGATTGTATTCAAGACCAATGATTTGGGTTATCAGATAAGCGGCACCGTACCAGACTTACAGAGCCAGCAGATTTTGAACAACACCCACGCGCAAGATGACAGAGAATCATTCGCTTTGCTGGGCAATACCATTGTGTTTGCGACGGATTTGGGCATCCGCAGCTTGCAGACAACAACAACTTACGGCAACTTCGACACAACCGAAGTTGCGTATAAGATAAACAGGTTGCTGCAAAAAGAGTGCTACAAGCCAAGAATCTGGAACATGCTGACTATGAAGCAGCTCTGGATACGCCCTAACGCCAAGGATGAAAAGACCTTTTATATATATCAGTATGATACTGGCGCAGCGTACAAATACACCTTCCACGATGATATTCACGACGTTGCGCAGACAGATAGCGGCATCATGCTGGCTACCGACAAGGGTGTCTGCCGCATGAATGACGAGTATACTACCGACAACGGAGAGCCGATACACAGCAAAATTATCTCGAAAATGTACATCACTCCCAACCGCATCATCACCAGATACTTTGATATTTTTGTCGAGGGCAGAGAAGGCGATGAGAGTGGCAAAATTCACGTACAGGTTGCCGACCGTGGCTTTGATTACAGTTTGACAACCAAGCGCAGAGTGAAGCATTTTTATAATTCTTTGCGGGCCATGCAGGTTATCGTGACCAGCACATCGCCGCACAGAATAAACAATTTCTGCTTGTATGGCATCGACGAGTAATTGGAACAGGAAGGCGGTAATGTAATATGAAGGCTAAAAGCCTTAAAGAATGGATTGAAATTTATGAAACCAAAACAGGCGATAGCTTTGATTTATTACCGGGCTATCGCCTTTTGTATATGCCGGAAAGAGGTTTTGCGAGCATGAAGCCCGACTTTGAAGGCAAAATGATGATTATTTACCAAGTATGCGGCGACGCTAAATTTTGGCGTGATTATGCTGAACTCGTAAGCTGCACGGCTGGTTTTGAGTGTGTAGCCAGCATTTGCACCAGACACATCGAACCGTATATCCGTGGCTTTGGTTGGGAAACAATCGAAAAAGAAGATGTTGACGGACGCTTCCGTTATTGGTGTCAAGACAGCATCGGCAGATTGGTTATCATCACACACAAACATAATGACGAAAAGACAGGCGAGCCAGTTTATTGGGTAACTCATTATTTCAACACCAAAGCAACCAGCCCGCTAATCGAAAAAATGAAAGAAAAATTACAGGAAGAAGGTGTGCTTAATGGGTAAAAAAGGTGGCAGTTCGACAACTGTACAATCCTACAAACCAACAGAGCAGGAAATTCGACTACAAAAAGCAGCCGCCGACTACTCCGAAGCCATTGCACCTAACGCGCTGTGGCTGAATGGTGTAGCGAGAGGCTTGCTGCAAGATAGCTTAGGTACAATTCAAGTTGACTACAACCAACTGTTGAGTAATGCAAACCAGCAGACTGCTGCGGCGCAACAAGGTGTGGCTAATCTGACGCAAGGCATTTTGCCGTCTGCATACCAGCAGAACATGGAGAACGCTATCCGAAGCGGTGTAAACAATACTATGGGTAGTACTCTCAGCGGCTTAGGTGCTCGCGGCATCCTCAATAGTAGCGTGACAAATACAGCTCTGAACGATATTTCCAAGAATGCCGCCGATACTATGGCGCAGCAATATCAGAGCAACATTGATAAATTGAACGGCCTGTATGGTCAACAGGCTTCTTTGGCTGGGCAGAATATTACTACTTCTGCTGCGGCTCAACAGGCGGCTCAGCAGCCAGCTCTGAATCTGTGGAATGCATCTCTTGGCTTGAACAGCGGCGGCACATTAGGCGCATTGGATGCCATGAAGGGTACAGGTACAACAACTAGCACAAACACTCAAAGCGGCGGCAGTGGTTGGGGCAGCTTCCTTGGCGGTGCTCTCAACCTCGGTGCGTCTGCTATCGCTTGCTTTGTTGGCGAAACTCCGGTTGAAACAGCCAAAGGGACTAAGGCTATCAGAGAAATCGTTTCCGGCGACAAAGTTTTGGCATACGACCATGTTCGAGATAAAAAGCAAGTCGAAGAAGTTGTCGAGATTATGGAACCGCTGGATAGCGAAGTTTATATGGTTATCTGTCAAGACGAGGACGGCAATATGCGCGATGTAATCACAACACTGACTCAGCCTTTAATGAAAGCGGATGGTACGTGGTGCGATGTTGCAATGTTGCGCATCGGTGACAACTTGAAGAATGTCGGTAAAGTCAAAGGTGTTGTTGGCAACGGTAACAGAAAAGTTTACGACATGAAGCTGACGGGCGTTAATACGTATTGCGCTAACGGTTTTATTGCCAAAGGCGCAACAAACGAATGGTAAGGAGCGTGGTACGGAATGAGTTATGGCGCATACGGAATGAAGATGAACCCCAACTACGGAGTTAGGGTTAACCCGAGCACAGGCTTTTCAACAGGCTCAAGCAGCAACGATATTTTATACAATCTCGGTGGTTTGTTGGGAGCAATCTGGGCCAACAACTACAACCAAAGGGGCATCCAAAAAGGCACTGCTGAAGGGCAAAATGCAATTAGCGATGTCTTAAAGACTTACGCAGAAGGGCGCGGACAGACAGATGACAAAGTTGGCGTGTTTCAAGGCGGCAATGTAACCGTTGACGGCCAGCAGGTAGCTTTGCCGGGAGGCGCACAACAGATTGCCAAAACGAATGGCACATACGAGAGTGCGGGTAATATTGGCGCAGGTGCAAACGGCGTAAACCTTGGACAAGGCATCACAGCAGCACCTCAAAGCGGCGCAATCAGTTCTATGGATTTTATTCAGCCGCAAAGCACAGCCATTAGCGCAACAGGCAGTATTCCGCAGCAGTATCAGCCGCAGAATTTAACTGTTAACGGCCAGCAGGTGCCGTCTGCAAATTTTTCTCAGCCTCAGCCACAGACAACCCCTTCCTCAGACGCATCCGCTAATGGGCAAGGCGTTGTAGCTCCCGCGGCTGAGGCTCCGCGAGATTTAAAAGCAGAAAAACAGGATTATGTTGTGCAGAAATACAACGACACCGACAATCCCGAAGAAGATAAGCGCGCCATTACCGCTACAGCTCTTGCGGCGAAAGGTCAGATTGCCAATGCAAATCTAAGCAATATTCCTCTTAGCAAAGAAAGTCTTTCGGCTATTGCCCGTTCGGAAATGTTAAAAAACGGCAGAACACCATATCAGATTGAGCAGGTAATGAAGATTATCGAGCCGGATATTGCAAACAAGGTTGAGCAAAACAACGCGCAGCAATTCAGCGCCTTGTATGACCTTTACAAACAGCAAGTACAAAGCGGACAGATTGATGCTTCTGCATTGACATACGCAAGGATGCGTCAGTTGAATCCGACTTTAGCGGAAGGCTTATCTGGTCAGTTCAAACGTAACCAGAGCGACTTCTTGGAGCAGTACGAATACGACCAATCCGTTAAGATGCTGATGAAAAACCGCGGCTATTCTGAACAGGAAGCCAAGAATTTTCTTGAAACAGGCGACACCCGTTACTCTCAGAAAGATTTGCAAAACATGGGTTATATTGCTGGTAAAGCGCCTTCGTATGGCTATGGCGGCGGTGGCAGCAGAGGTAGCAGAGGCGGCGGAGGTAGCTATGGCGGCGGCAGAAGCAGAAGCGTGGCTGGCGGTGGTTCTACGAGCAAAGGCCCAGCATGGGATAAGCGCATAGAGTGGGCTAGGTCTGTTTTAGAAAATCCGAACGCTAGTCCAGAATTGAAACAATCCGCTACTAATGTACTAAGGGCTTACGACCGTTATATGGCTGGCGATAATTATGTTGTTCCAGCTAGTGTGGTTAAAGCCGAACTTCAAAAAGCCATTGGCAATGGTGAGTTGACTTATGACGAAGCACGCAACTGGATTTACTTTGATAGTGGGCTTGGCGAAGATGAGCAACGAATCGTAGATAAGTGGTTTAGAGATACATACGGAGATTTGGAAAACCCCGATAGTGAGGGCGGCAGAGAAGAGTTTGATGCTGTTTTGAGCAACAATACCTCGACATCTACTCCAGAGCCAGAGGAAGTTCCGAACGCCAACGGACATACTGGCATATTGGCATCCCTAGAAGCCTTGGGAGAGGCTTGGGATAACTTTAAATTAGAAGACGTTGCAAACTGGGTTAAAAACCACTAGGAGGAACATGATGTTTGATTATGAAAACCCAAGTGAAGGGTATAAAAACTTTTCCGAGCGTATGCGCCAGTTAGGCAATATGCCAGCACACGAATACGCCGATGCTTATATGAAACAAATGAACCTCGACGAAAGCGCGCTGCCCACGGCGCAGCAAGGTATGCCTCAAGGCGACAGTTGGGGGTTTACCAGAGGCTTTAAATCCGGTGCCTTGGGCGTACTGCAAGGTCAAGCGCAGTTGAGCAACTTGATGGGCATTGGAGATGGGGCCACAGCCAATGCGTTGGGCGAATCTATGCAGAACAACGCTCGCAAAAAAGAATATACTATTGCAGATATGATTCCTTTTGCCAGCGACTACTGGACTAATGGCGAGGGCGCGGCATATGACGTTGGCAACATGCTTGGTTCTTCGGCCGTCCTTGGTGCAGAGACTGCCGCAGTTGCAGCAACTGGCGGCGCAGCTCTCGGCGCTCTTGGCGTTGGCGGTGCAGCAGGTGTTGGTGGCGCGGCCAGAGGCCTTGCTCTTGCAGGTAAAATCAGCGGAGGCATGAGCAGAGCTGCTGCCAAAGCAGGTATGCCCAAACTTGCAAAGGTGCTGGATGGCCCGATGGGCAACCTCTATGCCTTGAACATTTTAAAAACACCTGTTGAAGTTTCTTCCGAAATGGGTAATGCTGGCGCAGAAGCACTTGAAAGCGGCGCAAATATTGACGAGGCTCGCAAGCAGGCTCTTGTTGTAGGTGCTGTACAAATGCCTTTGCTGGCTTTTAGCAACACAATCGAATCTGCTGGCTTGGGCGGACTATTCTTAAAAGAGGCAGAGAAGGCTACTGGCAAGAAACTGACAAAGGAAGGATTTGCGGCTATTCTGGGAAACATTACCCGCGAAAGCTTGCAAAACGCTTGGGAAGAAGGCATGCAGCAGTCTGCCCACGAATATGCGCAAGGTAAACAGAGCTTGTTCGGCGTAGTAAATCCTGCACAGTGGAGCGATGAAGCATTGCAACAGGCTGCCGTAGGCAGCGTAGGCGGCTTGGCTATCGGTGGCGGCAACGCTGCGATGAGAGCTGGCAGCAACTATCTTAACAGCAAGAGCGAACAAGAACAGGCTGCTGTTGAGGCACCGCAGCTATCTCCGGAACCGCAACAAGAAGCGAAAAATGTTATGCAAGCTCAAGACTATTTGGATGATGCTTACGAAAACCCCGAGCTTAGCGAAGAACAACGCAGCGAAATCGAAGCAGCGAACGAGAGCGACGACCCGGATTTGATTAAAACCACTGCTATGAAATTCGGCTGGCAAAATCCGTCGCAGCAAGCAGCACAAGAACCTAATGTTACTCCAGAGTCTACCCCTGACGAACAGCTACAGACCGCAAACGCTGGTGTTAACGCCGCGGTAGACCAAATGACTAACGGGAACCCAGCCCCGTTTGTCGGCGGCAATGTTGCTGCGCCAGCAAGCGCAGCAACTAACATGCAGCAACCAGTTACTCCCGCTACTCCTGTTGAACAACCAGTGCAGCATCCGTTAAAACACGAACCAGCCACAGCTTTCATTGAAAGCCGCAAAGCATCTTTGCTGGCTACTTTGAGTAAAGGAAAACCAGCAGAACAGTCACTTGTGTCTGACAACGGCAAATCTTTCAACGTGGCAAAAGCTCAGACAGACCTTAATTTAAAGAAGTGGGTAAACGATTCGCCCGATGTTATCGCTCTTGCACGTTTAGCGATTCAAGGAGATAAAAGAGCTGCTGCCGACCTCAATAAATTCACTCCTGCTAAACAGCTTGCGGCACTCGATGTAGCTCTTAATGGCGCTGAATCTTGGACACTTAGCGATGATGATAAAGCCGAACTGTCTAGAAGACACGAGAATGTCGTAAAGGGCAATATAACCAAAACTCTAAATACCCTTAAACAGTATTTGATAAAGAAGCCGAACGGCAAAGCACCTAATAAGACTGAAACTGCCAAATTAGAAACTGCGGTTAAAGGCAATAATGTTATCAATCTTGTTGACACTGCGAGAGAGTTTGGCGTATCCATACCTAACGCGCTTCAACAACGCTATGACGAAATCAAAGCTGGCGTTGCAGATAATACGGGTACTTTAATTAAGGCTCCCGCAGTTCCTGCAGCTCCTGCAACTCCCGCAGCTCCTGCAGCTCCTGCAACTCCCGCAGCTCCTGCAACTCCCGCAGCTCCTGCAACTCCCGCAGACAAACAAGGTGGCAACGGCGGCGAGGATAACACGCAGGATACCAAAGAGCCTCCCAAGGAAATCGGAAACAAGAAACTCGATAGCATGTATAAAGGTTTTGCACTGTATAAGGATGAAAACGGCGTTAAATACCTCGTAGACTTTGAGGACTTGCGTGTCAAAAAGAGTACCAAGGACATAGGTAAAGCGAAATGGAAGAAGTTCGACGATGAAGCAGAACTTATGGAATACATCGCTTCTGACGGCGCAGAACGAACTCCCGATAACGCTGGTGGTGACGGCGATGCTAACGGTGGCGAAAGCAATAACGCTCTTCCTAACAACCTTGGCGATGCTAAATTGGATGGCGAGTACAAAGGTTATCCTTTGTATGTTGTCTACGGTCGTGACGGCATAACCGACAGATATGTGGTTGATATTAAAGGCCTTAGAGTAAAGCACGGGAAAAAAGGAACTATTGGAGCTGAATGGAAAAACTTTAGCAACAAAGCAATCTTGCTGAGCTATATCATCAACGACAATTTATTTCCTCAAAAAATAGGAAACTGGGTGTTAGATGGCGACAATATAGCAAAAGACGAAGCGTATTATTCACTACCAGAGGGTTCGAGGAACGCATTGGGCGGCACCCGTGCTCATGTGGAAGCGGTTAGAGACGACAGGGGATATGTTGAGTATTTTGACGTTTATTTGCAAAACGAAAACAAAATGGATGGAGATGAAGCCGTTTCCGTCGAAAATAAAAAAGACTTGAAAATATATCTCAATTCTAAGCGAGCAAACACTTATGATGGAGATGATGGAGATGAAGTCGTTTTCAAATCTCAAATCGGCAACTGGAAAACCAACCCAGCAGGAAATAATAACGGAACGTATCACAGTTACACAATAGATAAACCTATAAACGGAGCCGTGACAGCAGAAATAGAAGTTCTCCCGGACGGTGATGTGAGCATAGAGCTTCGGGCAGCCAATGGTATGTTTGTTGATGGTGGTGAATTCGCAAACATCGACGAGGTGGAAGAATTTTTACTTTCCTTTAAAGAAGAATCCGGTGTAGATGGCGGCGACGAGAATGTCGAGAATCCCGCAAGTGACGTGGATGGCGGCGAGCAAACCACAACACCGGGCGAGCCTTCCAAGCCAGCCAAAGCAGGAAATAGCCAAACCCAAGACACATCTGAACCTGCTACTGTTGAGAATGTTGCAGAAAAGTACGCAGACTTCAAAGACGACAACGGCATTTTTCAGCCAATCAGCAATATTAAGGCTGTTGAAGATAGACCTGCGGCAAAAGAGTATAACTCTAAACGCTTAAAGGAAATCGTTGACTCTATCTACAAGAAGTACGAAGATGGAGAGCTGCCTGTAAAAGAAGCCATTGAAGAATTGAGTGCCTTGGTTCAAATTTACAACAAGGACACTCCTTTTGCTATTCTGCCCGCCGACGAGGCAAACACAAAGCCTTATAAGGTAAAAAAATATCTCAGCGAGATGAAGAAGAAGCTGCAAGCCGTTGCTGCTCAAAACGACACTGATGCTGCCAATGCTAAAGCTCAAGCGAGAGCGGAGGCAATCAAAAACTCCAAAGACGAAGCGAAAAAAGTTTTTGATGATTACATGGGCGATAAAAAAAGCGATTATACAAAGGCGGAGGATGCTCTTAAAAAAGTAAGAGACAACCTTGTAGATAAATTAAACAGCATCGGCGCCGGGAAGCTGAATAAAGGCGAGGTTAAAGATGTGTATGGCAATTACATAAAGAAATTGAGTACAGAGCACTCTCGCCGAGAAGCCGCAGCAGCTAAAGCAGCCAGAGAAGAAGAACTCCGCAAACAGAGAGAGGCTGCCGCTAACGCAAATGCTCAGAACAAAAAAGAGGAAAAGAAAAAACCTACAACTAAAGACAAGCTCAAAGACAAGCTCGAAAAGATTGTAGATTTTACTAAATCCTTGTTTGAAATGAGCGGCGAAGATATTTCGCTAAAAAAGAAAAGTCTTGCGCAAACAGCCGATAATCTTAGTAATCCCGGCAGCACTCCGTACACAGAAGCTCAAAGGATAGTTTTGCGGTTAGCAAAAGACAAGACGCAAAAGGCGATAGAACTAGCAGAAATCCAAGCTGAGGCGAAGGAAGCAAAAGCGAAGGTTGATGGCGGAACCGCCAAAGTAAATGATTACATAAATAATGCTATGAATCTGCGCCCGGTGAATGAGGACGGCAATGTCGAAAGCGATACGTTTGGGTATGAAGCTGTTAGTGCAGAGCTGGCCAATAATATTTTAGAGACCTTTGACGATGACAAGCAGGATGTTATTATCGAATATAACGCTCCAATGGGAGCAGACGGAGATTCTTACGTGCTTGACGCAATGGCTCTTGACCTTGTTAATAACTTCGATGACGAGGATACTCTCGATTCGCTTATCTCTAAATATTCAAAGGATGATGGCAACGAGTTTCATGAGTTCTTGACTACAACCTACGCCGAAGCAACAAAAGAAGAACTGGACGCTATCACCAAATACGTGAACAGGTTGGTGCAAGCTCTTAAAAAAATCAACAATCTCGGCGCAGTGGAAGATGCCTTTAAAGAGGCCGATAATGAGCTGAAAAAGGCTATTCAAAAAGAGGCTAAAGAAAAACCTTCTGACGCAGCATCTGCTGCAGGAAAGAGCGCAGAGCAAAGAGTAAAAGAACTGGAATCTTTAAAAGCCGAAATTGATGATGTTTTCGACAAGGAAACTGGCAAAGCCGACGCTCAGAAGAAATTTAAGTTGCTCGCGAAGGCGGAAGAGCTTCGTAAAATCCCTGACGGTTTTAATACAAAAGACGCAGACAAGGTGCTTGATGCTTACGATGAGTTTAGGGACGAATTGGACGCTCGGACAAACGAGGGGGTTGCTAACAAACAATTTGCCGAACCACAATTTTTGATTCAACAAAGTGAAAAAGCGCTGGAGCCTAGCGAGGAAGAAGTGTCTCGATTTATTGATGATGCTTTTGCTCATGTGGAGCGTGAGCCGCTGACCATTCGCCCACTCACAAAACAGGAAATAGAAGCAATAAAAAAAACCGCGGGATTTGATGTCCGCGGCTATAAGCACGTTTTAAATGCCAATGGAATTCGCCATAGCTGGAACAACCACGGCAAAGGGCATGAGCGAAAGAAGGATAACATTCCGTTAAGCAGAGAAGATTACAATAGGTACATTGATACATTGGATGCTCCTACTCGCATTACTAAAGGGAACGCATCGAACCGTGGTGAGTTCACTGTTAAATATATAAAAGAATACCCCGATGGCACGATGTATATAGTGGAGCTTTTGTCTGGCGAAAATAAAACTCTCCAAACAAAAACAATATGGAAGAAACAGCCTCTTGGCGGGGGAAGGTCTGTTAAAAACAACTCTTCCCATACGTCCGGAACCGGCACCAATGCCGCTATTTCTTCCACTAATGACAGTATAGCACAAGAGAAAGAAAAAGGTCAACAGCTCATTAGCCTTATCCGAAATGCTGGCGTTAGGGTTGTAACAAACAAGGTAGAGATGGAGAGAGTTCTAGGCGAAGAAGTCCAAAAGGCTTCTGACGATGATGTTATTCAGAAGTTGGTAATTTCGTATCCAGAAGGAACCAGAGTTCCAGACTTAACTTTGGTTAAGCAAACCTTAAACGGGAAAGACATGTATGGAGTTGCTTTCGTTGGCGAAAAGCCAAAGGGGTATGTGCCTAAAAAAATCGGTAAGGCGTACAAGCTCATGGAACTGTATCCAGACGGTACTCTTCACGCGCTGTTTGCTGGCGTGGAAAAATCGCATAAACTAGGAAACTGGAATTGGGCGCAAGGTTTTACGCCTGATGAAAAGGGCGGAGTAAAAACAATGAGCCTTGCCCCTAGATATGGCTGGCATATGGGTACTGGTGTCCCCGCATCCTATCATTTGATGGGAGTTGGCGATACACTGAATCCGCAAATGGTTTACCCAACAAAGCAAGGCATTGGCCATCCAAAAGGTTCCAAGCGTGTGTGGGTTGAAGTTCACTATGACGCGACTAATGATTATACAGATGTTGCAGAGAGCAACCCGGGCCGAGAAAAAGACATTCGTGGTTTGATTCCTTTCGGCGGTTATTATATGTTCCAAGAAGGCAATTTGTCCAACTGGATAATTGCCAGCGGTATTAAATTCGACCATGTTTTATCGGAAGAAGAACGCCAAGCTATATTGGACAAAGCCGGATACAACGAAGAGTTGGTATGGCGTAAACAGGTATTAGCAGGGAAGTTAAAAGCGCAAATTACTTCTGACACAAAAAAACTTGCCGGAGATAAGCCTCTTGGCAAGCGCGAGACAATGGAAGATGTCGAAGAGCACAGAGATAAAGTTAAAAAACTTATCGACGATAATGAAGCTAGAATAAAAGAGCTTAACGACGGCAAGGACTGGAAGTACAAGAAGCGTTCGGAAGCAGACCTCTATGCAGAGCGAGAGCGGATTCGTAAGTTAGTATTTGATAATCCAGAATCTCAAGCTCCACAATTTTTGAGAACTTCGCGGGGAGAAGTTTATGGTTTTGTGAAAGATGGGAAAATATATATTGACAGAGAGTTGCTAGACGCAAACACTCCGGTTCATGAGTATACCCATATTTGGGACAAAGCCGTCAGAGAAAAAAATCCAGAGCTTTGGAATAAAGGTGTAGAACTTTTGAAGCAAACTGAGATATGGAGCGACGTGATTAATGATGTCGCATATCAAAATATCAAAGACAATGAAAATCTTGTTGCAAGTGAAGTTCATTCTAGGCTAACTGGCAAAAACAGTGAGAAAATACTCAAAAACATAAATGTTTCAAACGGTGTGGTAAACGCACTAAAACGGTGGCTTAATGATTTTTGGACTTTCTTAAAAGATACTTTTGCTCCGTGGAGTAAGAATGAACTCGACAAGTTGACAATCGACGAGTTTGTGTCTATGCCTATTGGAGACCTTGTAAAGGGAACTAGGCTGGATGTTTCCGGAAATAGCGAGGCCAAGACAATGTTCTCCACTCGCTCTAAACCTCGTTCTCAAGACGAGGGCATCACAGGCATCAACGAAGCCTATAAGAATAAGCTAGAAGAAGCCTATGCTGCTGGCGCTGGCGATAACAGAATTACCGCTATTATGAACGAGCATCAGAAGGCTTTGGGTGAATACTTGAAGCAGAAGGGCGAAGCTCAGAAAGAGCGTGCCAAGATTCGTGCTCAAGAGTTGCGTCAGCTCCGCAAGGATTTCAAAGCGGGTAAGATTGATTCTTATGAAGTTGGCGGTGTAACTATCGTCCGTGGTAAAAACGGCGTTGAAGCGGTTAAAGAAGTAACAGAAAAGCTTCCGACCAGAAAGTACGTCAACAAGCGCCACGAGGGCGAAGAACCCGCAAATGTAGCGCAGAAGCTCGGCTCCAGAATCGCCAGAGAGGAACCCAAAACTAGAACTCAAAAGGTTAAAGAATGGATACTCAACGCCAAAAGCCAGTTCTATAAGCATTTTGTCGACAAGTATGATGCTTTGCATCTGCTCGATGATGCAATCGCAAAGGCGAGCGGCAAGAAACCCGACGGAGCTGACACTGTCCTTGGTCGCATGAATATGGCGGCAAATAGTGCTTCTGGCATGGCGATGGCTCTGCTCGAAGGCAATGCGGAAGAGTTGAAACAGGCAGCGAATAAATACGGCATAAAGAACATGGTTTCTTTGCAGATGCTCATGGAGAAAATCGGCACAGATATGAAGGCTGGTAGATTTGCCGATTATGTTAAATCCACTAATCCGCAAGGTAAGGCGGAACTTGAAGAACGCATCAGTGCAATCGAAAATTATTTGGTTGCCAGAAGTTTGCTGGAGTCCGCACAGAATCACAGACTTGACTACGACCGCAGCGTAGCTGAATGGGAAAAGAAAGGTTCGCATGGCGACAAACCTATCTTTGAACCTTATAAATTTCCGGGTGGCATGACCGAACAGGAAATTCGACAGGTCATCAAAGAAGCTCCTGTTGGTTTCAAGGAATACGCCAAGATGTTCAAAGGCATTACAGACAACATGCTGGACATTCTGTATAACACTGGTTTGATTACTGGCGACAGATACTTGGCAACTAAATCTCGTTACAAGGCTTATTGCCCGCTGATGCGTGATTTCAGTGATACCGCCGCTGTTGATAGCTTCATCGACCAGATTAACTCCGGCAAAGGCCTTGCAAATGTATCCGACCCGCTGAAAAATCGTAGCAGTGAAGGTTCCGAGCGCGACATAGTGCCACCGCTCAGAACTATTGTTACATCCATCAACGCATTGACGCAGAAGGCAGAGCGTAACAGAGTTGGCCAGTACGCTGTTAAACAGGCAAGCAAATACAAGCTCGACGATTACATCAAGGAGGTTAAGGGCAAGAGTAGCGATGCTAAGAACTGCATCTTTACGGTAATGTTCAATGGCGAGAAGCACTCCTATCAGACAATCCCCGAGATGTACCCAGCCATTACTGCTGCGGTAGAACCGCTGGTGAAAATCGAAATGGCTCTGCTGACTAAGCCAGCTCAATGGCTGAGAACTGGTTCTACAATGTCTCCGTCTTTCATTCTTCGTAACCTCATTCGTGATACACTGTTTGCAGGAATTGCTTCCAAGAACGGCTTCATTCCAATTTATGACAGTATTCGCGGCATGAACGCATTGCTCAATAATCAGCAGTTGAGAAGCGAGTTTAATGCAAGTGGCGTTATCTCGTCCAACTTCTATGGCGATGGCGAATCAGTTATGCGTAGCCTCGAAAGCATGGCTGGCGGCAAAAAATGGCAGGAGCTTGGCTTGCTCGACATTGTTAAAGGTATCTTCCACAAACCGATAGAAGGTCTGGAATGGATTAGTAACCTTGCCGAAGCTGGCACTCGTATGGGCGAGTTCATGCGGGCAAGAGAGAAAGGCAAGAGTGTAGACCAAGCCGCTTACGACGCAGTGGAGATTACTCTAAACTTCGGCCGCAGTGGCGCTACGGGCCAGCAAATCAATCGCATGGTGCCGTTCTTCAACGCATGTATTCAAGGCGGCGATAAGCTGTACAGATTGTACAAAGCCGACCCAAGAAGAACCTTGCTTCGCATCGGTACCTATATAGTTCTGCCATCCATAGTGTTGTGGCTGTGGAATCATGACGAGGATTGGTACAAAGAACTCGACCCGAACATCAAGATGACTAACTGGATATTGCCGAATGGTATTCGTATCCCCAAACCGCAAGAAGCTGGTATTCTGTTTGGTTCTGGTGCAGAAGCCATGCTTGATACAGCCAACGGACAAGACCCGAAGGCTATAGCAAATTGGTGTGGCCAAGTGCGAGACGCATTGCTGCCGGGAGTTATCCCTACTCTGGTTCTTCCGTTGGCTGAGTGGATTACAAACTACTCCTTCTTTCGTGGCAAGCCCGTTGTGAGCAAGTCGCAGGAACGTCTGCCAGACGAATTGCAATATGGCCCATACACCAGTGAAATGAGTAAGGCCTTGGGAGACAACCCGGTCATGAAATTATCTCCGGTAAAAATTGACAACCTCTGGCGTGGCTATACAGGCACTATGGGCATGTTCTTATGGCAAGCCCCAGACTTACTGATTGCCGAAAAACGCAATCTGCCAGAAAAGAAACTTTCAGAAATGGCGTTCGCCCGTGATTTCGTTGTCAATGACATGAACCTCACCAGAACCATGAATGACTTCTATCAGCTCAGAGAAGAAGCCGCAAAATGGCAGGCTGGTTATGGCAAGAAGGGTAAGCCTACTATTGCTGTGTCTGGTGTTAATACTGCGGCAAGCACAATATCCAAACTCCAAAAGGAAATTAGAGATATTACTACAAGCTCCAAATACACACCAGCACAAAAGAGGATGCTGATTGATAAAAATCGAGCAAAGCAGCAAAAAGTCGCACAGCTTTGCTTGAAAAAATATGGCGACAAATTTGACGTTTAAGTCGGGGGAGCCGTTACCTAGGAACGGCTGTATATAAAAAGAGCCACTGCTTGCGTGGTGGCTCAAACTATTTTCTGAGAGGTGAAAAATGGACTTAGAGTTACTGAGCTTTTTGATTAGCGGGCTGGCGTTTGCGGGGGCTTGGTTGATTGTTCAGCCGCAGAGAGTTGAGAACGATGCACTGCATCAGAGCATCGACAACAACACGCTTGCGGTGAAAGAGTTGACCAAGGTGATAAACGACATTCGTGTAGCACAGGCCACTACCGAGGAACAGTTAAATTCCTTATTGCTGCGCTATCAAGAGGTTAAAAGAGAGGTCGACGATGTTCGCAAGTGCTGCTGTTCCAAAGGTGTTGATGACTGATGTTCAGCAAGTTCAAAGACTATCTCGGGAAATATATTGAGGTAGCAAAGAACAAAGTCAGCGATATGCAGTCGCCTATTAAATGGATGATAATGTCGTACTTCGCTTTGGTGGTACTTTTAGTGCTGACGTATTACGCGGCATGGTGCTACCAAGCGTGGTTCGGCAAAATCATAATGAGCGATTTGCTGGCGATAATAAAAGAAATGATAGGCCCCGCTATGATTGGCTTCGTGACATTTATCGCCGGGTGCTTTGTCGATGTAAACGGCAACGGCATACCCGACAGGCTTGAGGACAAAAAGGACGGTGAGAAACACGAACGTCATTGAAACAGATTTAAATTTTGATAGTTTGAACGAGCGCCAGAGCACAAACATGATTGTTGTGCATCACACAGGCGACCCGTCAGACGATGATTTATCCGCTGCTGAAATTCACGCATCGCATAAGGCTCAAGGTTGGGCTGGCATCGGCTACCATTATGTCATCCGCAAGGACGGCACAGTGGAGCGAGGCAGACCTAGATGGGCTGTTGGTGCTCACACTTACGGTAGAAACAGAGACACTATCGGCATCCATGTGTGTGGCAATTTTGATATTGCAGAACCTACGGAAGCGCAGTTAAGTTCTCTATCTCAGCTTATAGCTGAGCTGTGTAACATTTACGGACTTATTGCTTCCGACGATATTGTAGTCGGACATAGAGATTTAATGGCTACAGCTTGCCCCGGCAGAAAACTTTACGAAAAGATGCAGACCATCCGCGGCAATGCCGAATGGTATAGGCTGCATTAAGAAAGGTAGGTGAATAAACGATGATGGAGAAAGTTGATAACTTTTTAGAGTATGTCACTGATAAGAAATTTCTGGCTGGACTTGTGCTGGGCTTTGCGTTAGGCGCACTGCACCACTATTTCGGCTTGTGATAACCAACTAGCGACAAAGCACAAACAGTTCAACAGGGGGACAATTTGTCCCCTTGTTGCTGTTATATGAGGTAAAAATGGATGGATTTAAAACATTTATTAAAAACAATCGCCTTTTGTTTATTGCTCTTGCTATCTTCTTGTGCGTTGGTATCTGGTTCAGCTTCGGCGCAGGAAGCAGAACGCACGATAGCGGAAGCGGAGTACACGATAACAGAGAGCGAGTTGATGCTGTTCGACACGAGATTAGAACAGCTCGCGAGCAGCAACACAAAATTAGCGAGGGATTGCAGAGTGCTGAAAGCAGAGCTGGCAAAGTCACAAGCAGCCTTGAGCGAAGCGCAAGTGCAAACCAAGAAGCTGCAAGCAGAGCTGACAGTATTGAAGCAACAATCGAGCAGCAACGAGCTGCTATTGCAGACTGCCAACGACTCACTAGAACTATACGCGAAAGAGGTAAAAAGGCAGCAACGGATAATTAAGACACAGCGCAACATAGCATGGGTATTGCTAGGCGGCGCTTTAGCGGTGGCAATCGCAACATAATATGGACGATTTCAAAAAGCGTGCAAGGGATTGGTTGCATAATTCGACGCGAGAAGAATTTTACGCCATGCTGCACGAAGCAAAGGTCAGCCCTCGGCAATACGTTGTCTGCGAGAAACGATTCGTCGACGGGCTGATGAATTACCAGATTGGCATGGAAATGAATATTTCCGACAAGACTGTTGAGCGCGATGTTGCTGCTGTATATGATTCTGTTTTACGTGTTTTGAAATCTAGAATAAAACGAAGCCCCTTGGGTATACGACTTTGTATCGTATGCCTAAGGGGCTTATTTTTTATGCGTTAAATACAAAATATATGTCTGAATGATGAGGGAATGTTGATAGAACGATTTAACAAAAATATCGCAAAATATAAGTGTGAGGTGATAACAATGTACGGACAACAATACACACCGAATCCTTATGTGGGAGCTGCACCGCAGATGCAACAGCGATTAAATTATTTGCAGCAACAGATGCAGATGTATCAGCAACCGCAAATGCCTATGAGTCAGATGCCTCAAGCATTAAAAGGCAGAGTGGTGACCGGTATAGATGAAGCAAAGGCTGCACAGATAGACCTTGACGGCAGTAGTACCTTCTTCCCATGTCCGGCGGAGGGAAAGATTTACGAGAAGTCTATAGACCTAAACGGGCTGCCTGTATTCAGAGTTTATCAATTAAGTAATCCACAGGAGCAGAAACAAGTTGTATATGCTGAACGAAGTTATGTTGATAACTTGATTCAACGTGTGGATAAATTGGAGAAACAGTTAGGAGGTATGAACCATGAACCCGATGCAAATAATGGCAATGTTACAGAATAGTGGCAACCCAATGCAAATGCTTACGCAAATGGCGCAGCAGAATCCTATGATGGGGCGCGCCATGCAGATGGGCAAAGGCAAAAACGAGGTACAGTTGAAAGAAACTGTACGCAACCTCGCGAAGCAACGTGGCATGAGCGACGAGCAGCTTCAGCAGATGTTATCTAATTTCGGCTTAACTCTTTGATGCGCACAGAGAGTTCGCATATATCATCGGAAGGAGTGAATTATCATGACTTTAGAAAATGGCGGCGCAGGTGTAGTACCTGTAATGGACATGAACCGCGGCTATGGCGACTGCATGGGCTTCGGCGGCGGCTGGTGGGCATGGATTCTCATTATTTTCGTAATGATGGGCGGTTGGGGAGGCAACTGGAACAATCGTGGCAACATGGGTGCTGAAATCTTCGCAAACGGTTCCATGACGCGCGACCAGATTGCAGACCAGTTTTCCATGCAAGATATTAAAGACGGCATCCGTGGCGTCCAGAACGGCCTGTGTGACGGCTTTTATGCCCAGAACACTACCATGCTTAATGGCTTTAACGGCATTCAACGCGACCTTATGCAAACAGGTTATCAGCTTGGCAACCAGCTTGCGGAGAATCGTTTTGCTCAACAGCAGTGCTGCTGCGAAACTAACAGAAATATTGACGCGGTACGTTACGAAAATGCACAGAATACTTGTGCTATCGTAAACGCCGTCAAAGAGGACGGAGAAAAGACCAGAGCAATTATGGTAGCTAATCAGATTCAAGATTTGAGAGACAAGCTCGCAGACCGCGACCGCGACTTGCAGACTGCTAATTTCCAACTGTCTCAGCAGGCTCAGAGTGCTAACCTTATCGGTACGCTGAGACCTTATCCGCAGCCCGCTTATATTACCAACAGCCCGTATCAGAGCATCGCTGCTAATGTAGCTGGCGCTTGTGGCTGTGCATATCAGCAGCAGTTAGCTTAACAGCTTTATAAATGTGCATAAACTGCACTGTTAGGGACGGTGCAAACCGTCCCTATTGCTTTAACTAAAGGGGTGAAACAAATGATTTGCAATCAAAAATCCGCATTAACAACCGTCGCAACCGCTGCGCAAACCGTAGCAGCGAACGGATTCGTGAATTTTCCTACCAATAATCTGCTGACTGGCGTGGCAATCGGGCACACCGCGGGCAATACTACCGTGAACCTGCTCCGGGGCCTGTACCTCGTGACACTGAACGCCGACGTAACGCCGACCGCCGCTGGTGACATTGGCTTGCAGCTCATCCGCAACGGCGTGGCTGTGCCGGGAGCGGAAGCGACAGTGACAGGAGCAACTGGCGATACATATAATGTTAGTTTTGCTACGCTGATTCGCGTTTTGCCGAGTTGTTGCGTAATTAACAACAACTCCATGTTACAAGTACAGGCGACTGCTGCGGGGACGATTACCAATGCTTCTCTGAGTGTTGTAAAAATGGCATAAGGAGGCAAACATCATGCACAAGCTAAAGAAATACTGGGAGCAAGTGAGTGCCAACCCGGAAAAGATTAAGGAAATGGAAGAAATAGTTTGTGAAGCGTTGGAGGAAATCCGCGGCCGCTGCCCAAGGCTGTTTTGGGACACCGCTTATAAGCTGCATTGTGTGGCTTACGGTCAGCACTTTGATGAAGAACTGGCGAAAAAAGCAGTATCTAAAATGAAAAATGTTGACGGCACACGTGGGGAACATTGGACGTATGAGCAGACTAGCCAACTTGCTGACCAGCAAGGGATTCAATGCAAGGCTGATTGGTATTATGTTATGAATATGCTGCATAGCGATTTTGTGGAAGTTCTGGGGAACGACACGAGCAACTATGTGAGGATGGCCAAAGCCTATATGTGCGACCCCGATGCCGCGGAAAGCAAAGTGTTTGACCTGTGGATAGCGGGCATGAGGGCCAAAAGAGAAGAATGAATTGAAACCACAAAGCGACCTACCAAATCGGTAAACCCGGTCGCTTTGTGGTTCAAGTTTGGTTGCAAATAGCATGAAAAATAGGGCAAAATATGGCAAATGAGACAAATACAGCAAGGCTCTCGAAAACCTCGAAAGCCTTGCTGTACAAGGGGTTGAGCTGTTTTGATGGTGGTTGGTACTGTTAATTCGTAATCAGTAGGTCGCAGGTTCAAATCCCGTCAGTAGCTCCATTAAAAAATCAAG